GAGAGGTTGACCGCGACCCCTACTACGACGCCACGGATTGGTACTACGTCTTCTTCCGGGTGTGCGGGATGGAATACGAGGCCTATAACGGCAGCCTGACGCAGCTGTAACCAAGCGACGCCGAGGGGCGGCGGCGAAACCGCCCCAGAAGGAGTACAAGATGAAGAACTTCAAGATCAATCAGGTCAACTCTGAAATCAAGAACGGATGGACGGTTCGGGCCGATACGAAGCGGTTCGGTGAGAACCAGATTATGTTCGAGGGCAGCTACGAGGAATGCTGGGAGTACATCGAGCGCATGGCCTACACTGGCCGCGACCACGTAACCGTGATCGTCTCGGGCAAGCGCAACGGCATCGAGGCCCAGCGGCTCACCGTTCGCAAGTACAACGACGGGTTTACCCACTACCCCCAGTTCGAGTTCCCCAACTTCATTCTCCCCACCGACATCGAAAAGCTGAATCAGTTCATCGCCTGATCAACCACCCGCCCCGGAGGTGACGAGGGCAGAAAGGAGTCCCACCATGACTGAAACGAAAGCCAGGATCATCGAAGAGAACGGCGTTTACACCTATCTGGACAGGGATGGCAACGAGCTCCACGATGGTGACACCATCATGTGGGCCGATGGCCGGACGGAGAAGCTGTACGCCACGGTGCAGGGCCTCCTCGGGACCGATGCTACCAACCCCAGCTGGCTGGCGTCGGGCCGTGCGATGGAGTGCGAATACGGAATCTACCCGTTGACCTGGTCTGATGTGCAGGAGATCGTGAAGATCGATCCGCAGGACGCCGAACGCATAGCCAAAGCGAGGAAGGCAGAGCACGAAGCTGAAATGCGGAGAGTTCGGCGTGAGGCCGAAATGAAGAAGCTGGCCGAGTACGGCAAGAGCATGATCAGGGAGTTCGGGAGCCGCAAGGATATCATCGTCACCTATGACCGCCCAGGCAGCGAGACGATCAGCCGATATACCGAGTACCAGCGGAAGCACCACCAGATCGTGACCGGCAGCGAATACTTCCTGTTCTGGGAGGAAGAGACCATGCACCTGCTCTACGTCAAGGACGTCACCGCTGACAGCGCGCTCACCGCCGCTGCGGAGATGATGTGGCTGGCCGCGAAGAAGTTTTGATCGACGCCCTCCCGGCCGGGCGAAAGACCGGGAGAAAGGAATCATCATGGCAAAGCTGATTATTGAAGCCAATCGCGAGGGTTACGCCACCGACCAGATCCGCAGGACGATGACCGTGGGCGATCTGATCTCCATGCTGGAACAGTACGACGAGGACACGCCGGTGTTCCTGGGGCACGACCCCCAGAGCTATGGCTGGTACACCTACGGCGGCATTACCGAGGGCTGCTTCAACGAGGTGGAGGACGAGGAAGAAGAGGAGGATGAATACGATGAGTAATGTTTGCTTCGATATGCTGGAGAAGGGCTCCTGGTACACGATCACCGGCTGCGGCGGCGACCTGCAGGAGTGGAAGGATGGCTACCAGGACCTGCTAAACCAGGAGGGCATCGGCACCATCCAGCAGTGGGTGGAGTTCACCGGCGCTGATATGAACCGCTACTACAAGCTGACCGACACCAACGCCTATCCCAGGGACATCCACTTCCTGGCCTTCCCCCTGGACGGCCTCGACGTTGGGAGGTTGTCCATGTTCAAGCTGCGGATGGAGGATCGCTGGTTCGACGACATCGTGGCCAACAACGCCGTCAGGGAACGGATGGCCGCCGGAATGGAGGGCTGATATGACGAGGGATGAATACTACGCCGCCTTGAAGAAGCGGTGGGAGGAAACGGACAAGGAGGACCGCGACGCGATCCATGCCTACAACGAATGGAAGCGGGAGCTCCGGCACCTGCTCGACGAGGAGGAATGAACAGTGACCATCAAAATCATTGGCCAGGACTTCGACGGGTTCAGCTTGGAGGTGGATGGCACGACGCTCATGGAGTGCTTGTCCGAACAGGAAGTCAAAGACCTGACGATCGGCGAGATCATGCAGCTCACGGAAGAATGCTTTTGAGGAGGAACGAACATGAAGCACTGGAAGATCAGCTACTCGGTGAAGCGTATGGGCGAGATCAAAGAGAAGGACCTGATCCTGGAGGCGGCCAACATCGACGACGCGCTGGCCAAAGCGCACAAGGCCGTGGCCACCATGGAGCTGCCGGACAGCAAGGCCGGCGACATGTTCTCGATCTGGGACGTTGGCATCATGGAGGACGAGGTGTTCTGACAGGAGGTACGCCATGCACATCAGAATCAAGCTGCTGCTGATGCGGGAGATCGAGCGCAGGAACCAAGAGCGCATCGAGGCCTATGAGAATCAGCGGAAAGGCACCTTCCAGCCGAGGAAGCGGAAGGCCAAGAGGAATAGGGGCAAGCCCCGGAAGAAGCCCTAAAGGCCGTTGCAACGGCCCAAAACGACAAATAAGCCCCCGACCATCCGAGAGGATGGCTGGGGGCCACAAAAGGAGGTTGACAATTCAAGGGAAGCATGCTATAGTACAAGTGTGAGACGACCGATTCTCCCCTTGCACCGATTCAATTCGGGAGGAGATGGGGCAACGTCTCATTCTTTATTGCGTGAAATACCGATAAGTTTTTCACCTTGCAAAAGGATGACATCAATCTTTCCCTTACTGGAACGCTGGATTCGATGGTCAATTACCTCTTGAGCTTTTTCGACCGAGACACCAGACGCAGGGCATCGAATGATAATTCCACCTTGATTCCCAATCTGCTTTAATGCCTTGCGTACAGCATAGTCGGCAGCGCTGACGCTTGATACTTCCTTGACTTCCCAGTTCTGATCTCTCCAAAACATATCAGGGCGTTTCTCGCCACTGATATGAGATTCAGGAATCAATTCCACATCGCCGCCGAAGGTGTCTCGCAGCCAGTTGGCAGTCTTGATCTCGGATTGATGCCCCTTCACCTTGTAACCGGCGCGCATCGTCACAGCGCCTTTGCCGGGCTTCGCTGATTTCTGGTACTCGGAAGTTACGTCTTTGCGTTTATGCCCGGTCGTGGCACTGGAAGAACTGCCGCCATTGTATTTGAACTTGCCACCCTCTCCACGTGGATGCTCGCTTTCGCTCCAATCCAGCGATCGGTGAATAATAAGGCAGCACTTGGCTATCCTGTCTCCCTGGCATGCGTACTTCAATAGCTCCCAGCGACTCATGAACAGATAGCGCATGTTCTGATTCATATCGGAAATCTCTCCTTGCAAACAAAAACAAGGCTATGGCACTGTGGCCATAGCCCATACAGTCATGTTCTGATTTGGTAGCTATTGCTTCTTGGACATTCGTCTTGTCCAGCTTACACCAGTCATTCCGCTGCGCAGGGCAGCGGGGGAGGGTATCAAATTGTCGAGTAACGCCGACTACTTATCGAGTTCGGGCAACCCGGCCACGCTGGTGAGCAGGCTCAGGATGCCGGCCAGCAGTGATGCACTGCCCACCATGAGCCAATTAACCTCGGCCATCACAGCGCTGGTGCCGATGGTGGCCACGGCGGTCTGCGCGACGGTCTTGATTGCGCGGACGCCCGCCGCCTTGATCCAGTCCTTGAAATTGTAGTTCATCTTGTAATCCTCCATTTCATCATTTTACAGGAAACTGTTGTCCCGCAGGCAATTCTGGTATATATCGTTGATGTAGGCGTAGTCGGCGGCGAACACGCCGTTTTCGTCGCCGGTACGCTTGAGGATGGCGTCGTACTTGGACTTGAGCGAGATAATGTGGTCAAACTCCTCCTTGGTGTGGTCTATGTGGCGGCGACATTCGTTGGCGAAGGACAGGACCTCGTTGCGGATCCTGTCCTTTTCGTTCTCGTCCATGTCCTTCTGCAGCTTGTTCACCGAAGCGCTGAGGGCGTCCACCTTCTTGGTCAGGTCGTTCGTGATCAGCTTGCCGATCCACTTGAACAGCGATGTCCAGGGGGACCACTTGATCGGCGTGATCTGCACCACGAGGGACAGGCCCAGGCCTATGCTGATCCAGTGGTCGGCCAGCCATCTGAGGAAATGTTCCATCACGCCTCACCTCCCAGGAACCACGCCAGGCTCTTGCCGGTGCCGGTGATCAGGTTCTTGTCCACGTCCGTCCGGATGCCGTCGATCCTGCCGTGCTCGGTGTACTGCCACATATCGCAGGGCCAGTCGGGTTTGTAGCCGGAGGGCTGTCCGACATCATTCTTCGCATATCGCGGGATCCACACGAAGTCGAACAGGCCGCGCAGCTCGTCGAACCTGTACTCCTTGTAGTGGTGATGGGCCACGTAGGCACCCACTCGCTTAATGCCCAGGTCCCGCAGCGTCTTGACGAAGGCCCTGACACCGGCCTGCGTGATGCAGGTCTCCTCCATGTCGATGGCATAGAACAGGGGCTTGAAGCCGCTGGCATACTTGACGATCTTGATCGCTTCATCCTCGCCCTTGGCGGTGTCCCGGGCGTAACTGTAGCAGAACACGCCGAAGGGGATGCTCCGCGCTTGCATGGCCGTGGCGTATTCGACGAACCGGGTGTCGATGTCCGACCCGATGGAAGCCCGGGGGATCACCAGGCTTACATGGGGCTTGAGGGCGTCGAAGTCGATGGCACCCTTGTGATAGCTGATGTCGATGATCTCCCCGGTCACAGGCTCCACAGCATCACCAGCGCGATCAGTATCCCGAGGATCAGCGTCACCATTGGCATTCTGCTCACCTCCGTTGTTGGTCTCCGGCCAGAAGCACCAGAACTGCTTGCGTTCCCGCATGAACTGGGCAATCGCCTGCTTCGTCCGCTTCGAGCTGGCCGGGTCGTTGGCGTAGATGTAGGTCGAATCGTATTTCCAGACGCAGATGTAATGTCCTCCGGAAGTCCAATAGCCGGGGCCCATGGAGCAGACGACGTAGCCGCCCGCGTCCAGACAGGCCAGGAGGCCATCCAGGGTCGCAGTCTTGATGGCCTTGGAGAAGTGGAAATGCTCCATGATGTGGGGAATGAAGAACTCCCAGGCGGTGCCGTTGCTGTAGGTGCGATCGCCCAGGGCCATCGCCAACTTGGCAAGCGTCCAGGGAGTCTGGGACTTGTCCTTAACCGTGGCAATGATGTCGGCCATGGCCGTTGGGCCGCAGCCGGAGTTTGCCATGGTCTGGCCCCGGTCGCCGTGGTTGCTGTACATGTTTGCGCCCCAGCGCTTGTCGGCCTGTTTGAAATCCTCCGGCTGGAACCAGATTTTGCAGGCATCGCAGGGCGCCTCGGCCACATCGCCGCCGCTCTCCAGCAGCTTTGCCCAGGTCTTCGGCCCGACGATGCCGTCCGCGCTCAGGCCGCTGTAGGACTGATAGGCCACCACCGCCGCCTTGGTCCTGGGACCGTAGATGCCGTCGCAGGCGATATTGCCGTCAAGCAGCAGCTGGATCGCCAGCGTGGCCGCGCTGATGCGGTTTCGGAAGGTGGAACAGGTTGGCGCGGCTTTGGCGATGGCCCGCCAGGTACCCGGCCCGATGACCCCATCCGGCGTCAGTCCGTGGATGCCCTGCCAGGCAACGACAGCGGCCACGAAGTCGGCGTCGAAGGCCTCGTGGTCAGCAATAAAGGCCGCCGGATCGGCGACCTTTGAATTGACCTGGATATTGCCCGTCAGCAGCCGGGCCACCACAACCGTGCGGCCCGCGTCCTGATGTTTAATCGTCTCCATCATCGTCAGGCACCTCCACTTTCACAGCCCTGCCATTTTTCAGCTCGTACACCTCGTCCAGCTGCGGCTCCTCGGGCGTCCCCTCGATCTCAAATCCATCTGAATCCCGGTTGATGCGCTTGTCCTCGTTCATGTGTATCCTCCTCTCTAATCCCAACAAAAAACCACCCCTGTGGGCGGTTGTCGGCAAACGTGCGCCGTCAAATTGCCGTGCCCGTGAACCGGTACACCGTCCCCGGCGTGCCGGCTGAGCTGGTCAGCCCTGTGACCCGGAAGCCGTACATATACGCCGGATTCGCGCCGGACTGGACCATGAAGTCAAAGACGTTTTCGCTCATTCTCGTAACGACGCCATTGATGTAGCTCGCCAATTTGCCACCGGTCAGCTTCGATGCGGGGGCGGAACCGGCATATATGGTGCCTGTCGAATAGTTGGGCAGATTGCTCAGCGTCTGAAAAATTCCAGACCATGTATTCACGTCGCTTGCGATATTAATCGCATACGCCGCCTCGATGTTTGCCGGAGTAATGCCCGCGTCCTGCCGAAATTTAGCCGGATTAGTGATGTGATAGCTCAGGGAGTTATCGCCATTGCGCTTGACGCCCAATTGGATATTGCTCGAACCGTCTAAAGTTCGCGCAATCAGATATGTCCTGTCGGTGCTGTTGGTGTCGTGAACATAAGATACCCCACCGACCAGGTGCGAACTGCTGTCTGAAAAGTTGATACCTCCGGTCATCGTCCCGCCAGACAGGGGCAGCGCACCGATGTTCGCCGGGGTGATGCCAAGGTTCGTCCTCGCGTCAGCGGCATTGTTCGCCCCTGTGCCGCCTCCAGCCACTGTGACCAGACCACTGGTGTTGGTATCTACGATTTTCTGCCATTGATACCACTTGTCATTGATGTAATATCTCGTAAAGATACAGTCTGGGCCATTAGCGGTAAATCTCGCCGCGATTTGATAGACTCCAAACGCCGCGATAGAATAATATCTGTCGTCTGACGTGGGCAGCCCCGTGCAATCCGACCCTTTGGCAAAGAAGGTGCCTATCAACGCGGTGTTGTTGACCGTTCCGGGGTTCCTTATGCTGCCAAATTCGAGGCCGTCCAGCTTGGTCTTGTCCGTAGCGCTCATAAGACCAGCTGCGCTCTGGCTGGCCCCAGGCACTGATTTCTTGGTCGGTATGATCACACCCTGGGCGTTTTGGCTGATCGTATCGATGAACGCCACCGCCGTGCCCGACGCAGCGGGGCTCGACACCGCTGCCTGGGTCGCCTTTGCCCCAATATTCGCCGGGGTGATATTAACATTACCGGTGCGGTAGTTGCTCTCCGCGTTGCCCTTGACGCCGGTGATGCTATTAACCTGCGCGCCTACAGCGATCCCGTCTAACTTTTTCTTATCGTCCGCACTCATCAATCCCGCTGCGCTTTGGCTGGCTCCGGTCACGTTCTTCTTCGTTGGCGAAATAACCCCCTGACTGTCTTGACTGATACTGTCGATGAACGCCACCGCCGTGCCCGACGCCGCGGGGCTCGACACCGCTGCCTGGGTCGCCTTCGCCCCAATATTCGCCGGCGTGATGCCCGCCAGCGCCTCGGCCAGCTGTCCCTGGGAGACCAGCGCCGTCGTATCTACGGTGACGCTGTAGGAGCCGGTGTTGTCCATCTCTATGCTGGAGGCAAACTGTATGGCGAAATCCGGCATGTCCGCGTAGGCAGGCACATGGATGCCCTCGCCGCTGTCGGCCTGATAGATGGCGATCAGGGTCTGTGGGCCGCTGTTCAGGCGCGCCCATATGCCGATCTGCATGGCGGTATAGGCTTCGGTGGTCGCCTGCAGTTGGACCTGGTACGTCACACCGTTGGTGATCTCCGAATGACCGATGATGCTGAGCGTATGCGTACTGCCCGACATAGCCGTGCAGGCCATGAGCTGGGCCACCGGAACAGTGCCCGTTCCCGCTGTCGCCCCGGTGATCGTGAGCGTGCCGCCACCGGCCCATTGTGCCAGCAGCTGAGCACCGACGTTTGTCACTACGCTGTTCCACATATATCATCCCTCCATATCTCTGTTGCGTGCGATCGCGTGCAGGCGCCCGGACAGGCTCAGGGTCGCCGCGTTCGTCCATGCCTTCGCCCTGCCGGCATACTCCCGCCGGGTGGCTGTGATGTTCATGCCGACGCCCATGGGCCTTGGCATGTAGTAGCCCCGCTGGATCATGCGCACCAGGTCATAGGGGATATCGCCGACGAGGGATACCTCCACCGTCATATCCTGGTTGTCGATCCACGACACTTCGATCATGCTGCCCAGGGCCGCGTCCCAGATGTCCTGAAACGCGCCGCCGGTTCCATCCCACTGGTTCTGGACGATCTTGGTCAGCAGCACGCGCCGGAAGGATTCGTCATCCAACATCTCGGCGATGTCCGGCATATCCATGATCAGATGGCGTCGGTCAATGCCCACGCGCTCGCCCAGTATGTCCTGCTGGCGGCCGACCGCCTTTTCCACGTAGAAGTATTCCGGCATGCCCTTCACCAGCTCGCTGGCGGCATCGACCTTTTCAAGCAGGGCGGTCGCCACTGCCATGAACCTGGGCGCGCTTTGATGCTGGGCCTCCATGCCGTCCAGATAGCGTTGAATATCGGCCACGATCATCCCTCCTCACGATACGTTGACGGTGATGTTGGAGACGCTGCCGCTGGCGACCTCGTCGAAGCCTATGGAGACATCCGACTGCTGCTGCGTCTCTCCGTGCCGTGCCGCGAGCACGGAGGAGATGGAGAACGTAGGCGTCCGGTAGTCGGTGTTGACCTGCTGGGCAACCATCCAGATGACGGAGGTGGTCAGGTCCGTGCCGATGGAGAAATCCGACAGGTAGTCCGCTATGGCTGCCGCGATCTCAGACGCGGTGGACGCGGCATAGCCGTTCTTGCGCTTGATGTTGACCGTGATGTCCACGTCCACATAGGTCACATGGGAGAAGCGGATCGTGCTGCTCTGGCCGCTTGCGTCCTGCACGGTGATGCTCTCGTCCCCGTGGGTGGCGCAGCCCATGCCCTTGCTGAGCCGGATCGTCTGGGCGATCTCGTCATCGTCGCCGCCCTCCACGACGCAGCAGACGCTGTGAGGGGGCAGGCCGTTGCCGTCCGTCTCGCCGGTGTAATTCTCGTAGCACTCCACGCGCTGCACGCCGTCCAGCGATCTCAGCGCCCCCTTCAGCGCTTCGAGCACGGACTGGGCGGGCTGGGCAACGCTCTGGGCCTGTCTGGCTCGCAGCTCGCTGTCCCGCTCCACCGCCGCGCCTGCGACGGCGTCCTCCGGATTGGTGACGCTCTCCCAGCCCCGGGTGGGCGTTGCGATCCCCGTGATCGTTCCGGCGGTGGCCTGCACCGCGCCGGTGACCTCGCAGATCGCGTTAACGGTCGCCGTTCCCTCGGCGTCCAGCGTCACCTGCTCCGGCAGCTCCCAGCGATTGCCGTTGCCGTCCAGTGCCCTGCCGTTGCGGATCACCGTGCCGGCGGCGCCGGTCAGTGTCAGCCGGACAGTGGAGCAGGTGGCCGGCTTGCGTGAGATGCCGTTCAGGGCGACGATGTAGTCCAGCCCCGTGCCGATGGCCGTCACAGGACTGTGGGCGTTGTAGGCAATCTCCAGCGCCTGGTAGGTGTCGTATATCTTCTCGGCAAACTTAGACAGGAGCTGGTAGTCCTTCGAATCGCTGCCCAGATAGACGCCGGCGCCGTATATGGCCTGCATGGCGTCGATCAGGTCCTCCAATACATCATCGTAGGTTGGATAGTGCAGGCCGCTTTCATCGACGTAGGGCGCAAAATAGCTCATTGGCTCACCTCCACTTTGACATCTCCGTAGACCGTGCTCGCGGTGCAGGAGTAGCGATAAACCCTGTTTTGTACCCGGGACTGTATGTCCCGGACGCCGGTGACGCCCACGGTGTCCATGATCCGGTTGACGACCATCAGGTCGATCTCCGAAACCTTGCCCTGGGAGAGCAGCCTGCCAAGCACGTCCGTAAACCACGGGACGGCCGTGGCGTCGCCCTCCCACCATTCATCCCGGCAGGCCCGCAGCCTGGTCTTCAGGACTTGCGTCATGGCCTCCCTTCCCGACAGGAAGCCCTGCCCGGTATCTCCCAGCACATAATCTCCGTTCTCGTCCTCCCGGCGGTAGATCAGCTGGGTCGTGTAATCCGCATTCATGCGCTCACCTCTCAGACAGTGCGTCCGTTGATCTTGACAGTTCCGAAGAGGTTGACCGTCTTGCCCCGGATGCTGACGCCGGCAGTGCCGTCGTCGTTTTGCAGGCAGACGCCCTCCTCCGGGATAGCCGGCCTCTGGGGCTGGGACCAGCAGCCCAGTATCGCAAAGCCGTCCGACAGATCGTGACGGCGCTTGTCCGCCTGGGACTGGACGTCGCCGGACTGCCACCAGCTGTCGATGCAGGCGTCCGCAAAGACCACCAAGCACTCGTCGCCCTCCCCGGGGACAAAGTAAAGCCCGTAGCCTCCCGCGCGGGGCATGACCACGGGCACATCCACCAGCAGGGGAATCTCCACCTCCTGGCTGATCCCTCCGCTGGAAACCTTCTCCCGGATCGCGAGCCGGACCGTCACCGTCTGCTGCTGCGGGTCCCAGTCCTGTACGATGCCGGGCATTGCCACGCGAAGCTCGGCCATGACGGAGCTCTTCAGCGCCGCCATGACATCGGCCATAGACGCGCAGCGTTCATCCACTGTGCGCATGCTGTCACCTCCATGGATTCGTCGTATCCGCGTCCATGCCGCTGGGGGTCATGCCGGCCTGGGAAACTGCCTCAAACTCACAGTACCAGTCGTCGCCGTGGGTGTCCCCCTTGTAGGTCAGCTTGACGACGCGGTACACGCCGTCCGTGCTGACGGAGGGCACCTCGGTCTCGCCCTCGGCCACCTTCTTCTGCGCGACCAGGCTGGAATCAATGTGGACGAGCGTGTTCAGCTTGAGGCTGGGGTTGATCAGGCACTTGGCGCTCACGCCGTCGTCCGTCTGCCCGGGCATGTCGATCAGGCCCGTCCGGGGGTTCAGCTCCACTGCCTGGTTTTCTGCGTAGTCCGTGGCCGACACGATGTTCACCTTGCCGTCCTCGATGTAGAACTGGCTGTTGGCACCCTGGGCGGCCAGCCTGGCATAGCCCGCCGCGCTGCCAAACAGCACCTTGCCTCTGGGCAGCGCCACGCTGCCCAGCCGGTCGCTGATCAGTCCCTCGGAGATGCCGTCGAAGTCCTCCGTCGCCGCGCGCACCACATCGGCGTTGGTGCAGCCCTGAGTGAGGGTGGTCATGACAAAGGCGCTGTTCAGATACTGGTCGCCGTCCTGGATCACCAGGTTCAGCGCCGTGTCGGTGGCGCTCTCCCGGGTGACGTAGGGCTGGACGATCTGGCCGGTGAAGATCATGCCGAAGTTGCCGTTTTCATAGCCCGCCTCCAGGATCACCGTGTCGCCCACCTTGATGCTGGCGATCGTGTCCCTGGAAAGGTTGTAGACGGAGATCACCGAATAGTTCGGGGTGTCGCTGATCGCCTTTTCACAGTTGAACACGCAGCGCAGCGCGGTGATCTCCAGTGTCTTCTTCTCGACGGTGGACCAGGTGGTTTCCACCGCCTCCGTCGCCGGCACGCCATCCTGCCCGGTTCCGGTCACCTTGACGTACTTGTAGTACACGTAGGCGATGCCGTCCCGGCCTGCATCGCATTTGGCCTGGTACCACCTTCCGTCGCTGGTCAGCAGCTCCAGCGCCGCGCCCTGCCTGAGCGTTCCCAGGGACTTGTACTTCGTGCCTGGCCCGGAGCGTAGATGCAAGCTGCTTGCCGTGACCACAGCGGTATAAACCGCCCCGGAGGCGGTGCTCGGCACCTCCGGGGCGGTGTTGATGGTCTTGATCGACTTGACCACGTTGATCGTCGTTGTGGTGATGATGAGCAGCCTGTATTTGCGCAGATATTGGTCATAGCCCGCGTTGATACTCATCCTTCATCTCCCTTTCCCCAGACGAGCACGTAATCCGTTCCGAGATTGTCGATGTCCGGAAAGTCGCCCCGGGCCCCGTCCGACAGCCTGACGATGAGGGCGGAGCCGATGCCCACATACTTAAACTGTCTCAGGATGTCCGCGGACGGGTATTCCCCGGTCAGCAGGGGAACGCCGCTGATCAGCATGTTGCCGGTGTTGCCGTCGCTGATGTCTATTTTCCAGAATTCGCCCTCGGTGTTGTAGCGCAGATTCAGTATCAGGGCGACGTTTTCCTCGCCGACCTCAACGGTGACGCTGATCTCCTGGTTGGGGATCGCATCCAGCGGAATCAGATACCATGCCATGTTATCCCCCCGTTATCCCTTTGATCCATTTCGAGACACCGCTGACCAAGCCATCGATGCCTTTCTTCAGCGCGGTAGCGTTTATCACTTCCGGCTCCTTCGTCGTTTTGGTGCCGTTCCCCTTCTTGGACTTGGGCTTCTTCGAGGAACCGGAGTCGCTCACGGTCTTTGATGCGGTCACGGTCTGCTGCACCGTGACCACGCCCACCTGCACCACTTCGATTCCGGTGAATATGATCTGAGCCTTCAGGGCGTTCATGGTGGTGTAGTCGTCCGGGGCGCTCAGGGAGGTGATCAGCATGTTCTCGTAGCTGCCCAGCCGGGTGACGAGTGTGACGGGACGGCGGGCCTCCTTGATCGCCCGCAGCTGTGTGAACGCGTTGACGGAGTGATTCGCGCCGACGTTCTCCATGGCGTCCGTCATGCCGATGCTCAGCATCACCTCGTCCGGGTCGTTGATGGCGTGATCGGTGACGGACGCACCGAACTGCACCGGGTGCGACGTCACCGTCACGCTGCCCTTGTGTTCGGTGGAAAGCACCGCGTCGAAGGTGAAGACCTCGCCGGTGTTCAGGATCATCATCGTTGTGGCCATGCGTTTGTCTCCCTTCCAATAGCGTCCGGCTTTGCCGGACTGAGGGCGAAAGCGCAGCGGCAGAGCCGCAAGTCTCGCCCGAAACCCGCGGGCCGCCGTAGGGCGAGCACGCGGGGCGACAACAAAAAGCAGCTCACGTGCGTGAACTGCCATCATTCTTTGCGATTCCGTCAACTGTTTTACTCATCCAGCCGCACTTTTTCATCATAGATAAAATCCGTGATGTCATCGGTTGTCGCTTCGGGATTCTCGTCCAGATATCGGACAAGCTTCTCCTCCAGACCGGGACAGGTTTTCAGCACGGACGGAACCCCTTCGACAAAATCCGAATATGAATCCGGGACAGCACGCAATCTCTCCTTGAGCTGTTTAGTCGTCATAACCATCACCCTCCTCATGTAGCTGTTTATCGAATATATTATACTCTCCGAATTCATGGATTTCAAATATATATACATGTGCAGGACTATCCTTATCAGGATTCGTTATGTGCCAACCTTGGGTTTTGCCACTGTACATATCGTCAAACTTGGTATTGATTTCTGACATTACCTTGGCATACTCTTCTTTGGGAAGACGGTATTGAGGCCTTTTATAAGGCTTGCCATAGCTGTCTGTAGGCGGTTTTGAATTGATAATACCTTCTGATTTGCTGGAAGAAGAGTTGCCTCCGTTGCTCCTGAACCGTCCGCGCTCACCGCGGGGGTGGTCGCTCTCGCTCCAGTCGGCGTCATTGGCTTTGTACAGTCTCAGACAGAACCGTGCCATGCATCGCTCCTGGGGCGTTCCGTCCATGGCCCGCTTCAACAGCTGCCACCGGCTGAGCTTTGCCGTGCTCAAAAACGACCTGTCAAGCTGAAGCATAGAGGGAGACCTCCTTTCAGAAATGAGTCATTGGGCATTAGGGGAACGACGCTTCGATTGAGTCATTAGGCATTAGGCAGTAGGCAGTAGGGGAACGGCGCATCGTCTTGCCTATTGCCTGTTGCCTATTGCCTCAATTCTGATTTATCGCGGAGTGATAAATCAGAATTCACCCCAGCAGCGGCTTGACGTTCCTCAGCAGGACCTGCTCGTGGCTGCTGTTGACGTTGTTGGCGGTGCTCCTGGGATCGCCGCTGCCCGACACGGTGATGTCGGCGTGGGCGTCGATCGTGTTGTAGTGGTTGACCACGCTGTTGCTCGTGGAGGCGGCCACGGCGTGGGCCGGGGTGACGGCCCTGTCAGGGCTGCCGCCCAGCAGCTTCGTGGCGTTGGCATAGGACTCGACCGTCAGGCCAAGGTCAGCTGCGGCGCGCTTCAGAAGCGGTATGCCGCGATCCGGCTTCGTGACGGGGATGATGTACTCGCGCTTGCCGCCCTCGCCGACGCGAGTCACCATCTCATGGTCGACCTGGCGACCTTCGGAGCTGTGAGGCTCAGCCCCTCCGCCGCTGTTTGGCAGGTTGATGTTGGGCACCTTGATGGTTCCCAGGGACTGGTTGATCTTGTCCACCACGTTGAGCTGTATCCACTCCGGCAGCGCCCCGAGGGCGGTTTTCGCGCTGGAGGCGACGCTGCTGAACACGCTGGAGGCCCTGGTGGAGATGGCGCTGAACTTCGCCTTGATGCGGCTGACGATCTTGTCCACCTTGTCAAGAAGCTCGTCCAGCGTGGCGGAAAACTCATCCAACAGCCCCGACAGTGGGTCACTGCCGGACAGGGCGGTGGACATGTGCCGCCCGATGCCCGTGCCGATCGCGGTGCCGATGGCCTCGGCGTTGCTGTCCTCCACCTCGACGGTCAAGTTGGTCTTGACCGTCACGTCCGCGGAGAAGGTGTGCTCGCCGATGATCGCGTCGATGGTCTCCTGGGTGGCGTCCTCAAGCTGGGTGCCGTCGCCGGGGGTGACGGTGACACCTTCGAGGTTGATGTCCGCTTTTGCGGAACGCTTCAGCGTCATACCCTCTTCAGCATAGCCTTCATTGATCAAGCTTCCAAAGTCAGGCTCATTCTTGATTTCCGGCTGTGGTTCAATATCAACCGGGACACCCACAGAAGGGGTATCACTATTCTGGACGCTTTCCTCGACCGCTTCAGCTACGCCTTCTGCCAGGGCGTCAGGATTATCGATTGTCGGCTCAGGCTCCACGGGCACATCCGCAATCACCGGTTCGGCTTGCATCGCTTTCTCGATGTCATCCATCATCCTTTTATAGATTGCCTGGAATTCAGAGTCTTCCATATTTTCTGAATCGACTCCAGCATAATTCGCAACCAACTCAGGTGTAATTTCTACGCCCATGCCGTTACGTCTGAATGTTCCACCCAGGTCATATTGCGACAAGAATTCCAACATGCTGATATATCCCTGAAGCTGCTCTTGCCAAGCCTTTATCTGCTCAGGCGTACCATCCCCCTTATTGATATTGTCAACAAGTGTCTGAATGTTTTGTCCAGCCTCCTGTATGCTTTCAGTACTCCAATTTTCCAGGAATAATTCCTTTTGCTCCTCAAGTTGTAACAAGAGTCCATTCAGATATTCCAGACGTGCTTGTGCTTCGCTATCTGTCGGGTCAATTTCTTTTTCGTTGAGTTCGTCAAGGGCTTCGTTTACACGTTCAGAGGCTGTTTCAAGGTCATTGACATGTTCCACACTCTCCTCGGTATCAAGCATCAATTCACCACCGAGCAGCTCATCCAAAAAGCTCAGTATTCCGCCAAAGGTGGTATTGATGATTACCATCAACCCTTCTCCGAGTCTTGCCCATGTTTCAGGCTCGAGCATGTAGTCAATCAGCGCATTCGCAAGGCCAAGTCCAAACTCGGCAAGCGCAGAAATCGCCTTGTTCAGACCTGAGCCGATAGCGCCCATCAAATCTTCGAACTTTCCCTGCAGGCTTCCATCACTAACTCCATTCACAATGGAATCCACCAGCCCCGTCACGATGCCGCCCAGATCGGTGCCGGCCTGGGACCAGTCGATCCCGCGAATGGCGTCGCCGATGGCGCGCATGATTCTCGCGCCGGCATCGCTGACCTTGCCGATGCCGGTCACTATGGCCTTTATGATTTTCGTACCGAAGCCCCGCATGCTCTGGAGGATGGTCTTGTCGTTTTCGTCCGGGTTGAGCAGCTTGGCAAACAGGCCGCCTATGGCGTCGATGAGGTTGGTCGCGCCATCGGCCGCCTTTTTGATCGCCTCGACGAGGGCTTCGATGATTCTTGCCCCGAGCGTGTCCAAGTTGGCATTTATCCGGCTGATGTTATCGGGCGTCAATGCCTCTCCCAGCATATCGGTGATGCCGTCCAGGATTTTCCCCGCACTGGTAATCGCCTGGCCAATGGCAGCACCTATGCCCGTGATAAAGGCGGTGGCGAAGTCGCCCACGCCATTCATGACATCATTGCTGGTGATCTTGTTCACCAGCCCCAGTATACCTTTCAGCAGCAGCTGAACGGTGGCGTTCAGGCTGTCGCCGATGGTGGAGATGGTATTGGTGATCCCTTTGAAGATGCCCTCCACGAACTTCGAGCCGTTGGTCAGCAGATCAGCGACGCTTTCCGGGGTGATCAGGCCGTCCACAAGGCCCACCAGGAAAGCCAGTATGTTGTTGCCGACATCCAGAGCAGTCTGGATCGCGGTCTCGACCTTGCCCACAAGTGCCTCACCGACAGCATCCCAATTGGCGTTTTCGTCGCCGGTGATCCAGCCCTTGAGCTTTGTGGACAAATCGCCAAGCCCCTGCTTGATGCCGTCCAGTATCCACTGGCCCACCTTGCCGCCGAAGCCGATCCAGTCCACCTTGCCGTCCTCGCCCTTGGAGGCCTCGAAGAAGCACTGGATGGCCTCGGAGGCCGCCGTGAGGCCTTCCTTGATGTCATTGAACGCCTGTATGCAGGTGTCCCAGAACGGGCCCAGCGCGGCGTTCTCGCCCTCCAGGTAGCCGAAGAAGTCGTCCAGCAGCAATCCGATGGAGGTCAGCACGGTGACCATCCAGCCGAAGGGACCGGTCTTGATCAGTATCCCGGCGGCTGCGATCAATCCGAGTATGAGCTTCATGGGCCCGGGCAGCTTGCCAAGGAACTCCACGATCTTCACTGCGCCCTTGGCAAACGCGGAGACGATGCGCAGCACGCCGTCGAGTATGTGCCCGCCCGCCAGCGTCAGCTTCGGCAGGTTCGTCTTGAACAGGTCCGCGATCTCGTCGATGGTCTCCTTGAAGCGGCGCAGGGGGCCGGAGGCCACGTCCTGAACCGTGTGGTAAAGCCACTGCATGGCGTAGGAGCCTATCATCTTGAGCCTTGTGAAGGAATCCACCATCGCGCCGATGTTGTCGATGCCGTCCTCCGCCTCTGGCAGGGCCATGCTCTCGCCGATGGCGACCAGCTCGTCGTAGGTGGCCTTGAGCTTCTTGTCCTTCTGGACCTCATCGTAGGTCTTGCCCATGGCCTCCAGCGCCTTGGTGTGGGCGCGGGCCTGCTCAGTGGTCTTGCCAAGGGACTTGGCCGTCTCCGCCAGACCCTGGTCGTACTCGTATAGCTCCCGGGCGATGGACAGGAATTTATTGACCACGGCGGCCCCGGCGATCGCCTTGAGCACGCCCTGCACGGTTTTCAGGGCGTTGGACAGGCCATCCACCGCAGAAGAAGCCTTGTCGGCACTTTCGCCGGTCTGGTCGATCTGCTCCGACGCGCCGGACAGACCTTCCTTCGCCTCGGACGCGCTCCTGCTCACGTCGGACAATTTGTTCGCGGCAGATGACGCGCTTTCGCCAGCACTGGACAGCCCGGAGCCCGCCTGGGAGGCGTTCCCGCCCAGCGCGGACAGCAGCTTCCCAAGGGCCGACGCGGCCCTGGAGCCGCCGTCGGCCTCCTCGGAAAAGCGGCGTGTGTTGTCCGCAAGGCCCTCCACGTCGCCGGAGGACTGTCCGGCAGCCTGGGCCTGGGACTGTACATTGGACACGAAGCCCTGCATCTTTTCGGTCGCCTGGGTCAGCACCTGGGCCAGATTCCTTACGATGCTGTCCAGCTCCGTCAGCATGGATTCGATCTGGCCGGCGCCGCTGTCGTCCACGTCAAAGCCAAAGCCTACCAGATAATCCTTGATGGTATCGGACATCGTATCACCTCACTCATATAGCGTCCGGCTTTGCCGGACTGGGGGCGAAAGCGCAGCACGCAGTGCAAGTCTCGCCCGAAACCCGCGGGCCGCCGTAAGGCGAGCACGCGGGGCGACATCATAAATTCCGCCGCATATCCAGCATCTCCTGATGACGCCTCTCGTTTTCGGCCTTTACGGCCATCATCTCATGTACGTCCAGGAGGTCGTCGAGCGTGTAGGTCCCGTCCCACAGCTCATGCTGCTTCCAGATCCCGGCAGCCACCGGGGCGAACAGGTACGGGTCGTAGTTCGCTGGCTCGGCCACGATCCAGTCTATTTCTGAAACAGGCTCGAAAGCGAGCTGTTCCCGTCGAAAAAACCCGAGGCGCCCCACTTGATCGCCTCGAAGCACAGCATGACCGTCGCAACGGGATCATACTCGATGTCCTCGACGCCGTAGTGCCCCGTCTCGTCGATGACGGGCTGCCTGCCGGCGGGAAGGTCGGCGTAGCAGACGCGCAGGCACTTGTCCACCAGGGCGTCGATATCCTCATCCGTCAGGTGGCCGAGAATGGCGAATACCGCGTCATAGGTGCCCATTGCGGACGGGCCGTCCTTCTGCTCGGCCAGCAGGGGAATGAGGGGCTGGGCCTTCGCCATGATCAGGCGGGCCAGCTTCAGCCCCGTCCTGGCGTCAAACTTCTGGATGATGTAGTCCTGATCCTTGATGGTCACCCGGTTGAATAGCTCGGTATTGGACACGGTTAAAATCTCCTTTCAGTCGAATATCAGAGTTGAGAGCGGCCGCTTCAAAGCTCCACTCTCAACTCTGCGCTCAGCGCTTAGCCGACGATCCGTGCGGCCATCAGGTTCCAGGTCACCTGCTGACCTGCGGCCTGGAAGGCGGCGTCCGCCCGCTTCTGGGGGCTGATGCCGGAGATGTTGATGGTCTCGCCAAAGGCGGGGAAGTTCAGCACCGCGGTGGTGGTGGCCCACTGCTCCGTAGGCGCGGAGACCTTGTAGGCCAGCCACTTCTTCAGCCAGCGATGGGCGGGGCTGGTCTGCTGCAGCGCGATGGCAATGGTGCCGTTTTCGGTCACCACCTTGGAGATCATGGTGGAGCCGTCCGCTGCCACGTCGTGCTGGGTCATGTCGTTGGCCCGGGCGATGGAGATGGAGCCGACACCCTCGCCGGTAATGGTCAGCTTGCCCACCTGGGGATCGGAGATGACCATGGAGACATCGGCAAAGCTATAGGTCGTAATCGCCATATTATTGTCCTCCCTTCATTACTGCACGTTGACCTTGATGGTCACGGAGTGGATCGCGCCAGCCAGGTTGACGCAGGCGTAGATCGGCGGGCAGATGCGCAGAGCACGGTTCGCTGCGCTCTGCTCGGTCACTGGCTCCGCCTGTACCAGGTAGCCGCCCTCCAGCATGTCGCCGGTCTCCAGGTCCAGCACGGACGCCTGCTCCCAGACGCCGGGAGCCAGGAAGCCGCGACGCAGGGCGCCCTCGCAGGCCTCGTTGCAGGCCACGACGAACTGAAGCGCGCCGGCGTTGGTGTAGGGCACCTTGGTGCGGGTCTTCGCCAGCACGTCCATGCAGGCGATCTGCATGTCGTTGGCCAGCTGATCCAGACCGATCACCTCGTCAAACCAAGTGCCGTTCGCGGTGACGCCGGTCTCCAGCACGATGTAGGAACCGCGGCTGACGTAGTAGTTGGCGTTCTTGGCCTTGAGGTTGGCCACGTCGGTCTCGGACAGGTCGTCGGGGGTGACGCCCGCCAGGGTCTTGTAGGCCATGGTGTAGGCGCTGCCGGCGGTGCCGTCGTTCGCGCCCATGGCGAAGCCCATCGCGGCCGCGCCCGCGTACTTCGTGGCGGAGTACAGCCCGAAGGTGCGCTTGAAGCTCTGGCCCTTCAGCACAGAGAACACGTCCGTGGTGGCGGTGGTCAGGTCAGCGGCAGTGCTGTCCTCAAAGAAATAGGACGCGATGACGGTCTCGACGTAGGCCGCGATCGCCTGGTGCTCGGCAGTGGTCAGCGCCGTGGCGGACGCGACATACACGCCGTACCACTGGCCATTCTTCTGCCTGCAGGCGGTGATGGCGTCCACCCAGCTCTCATTCGCGCCGTCGGCGGTGTTCTTCACGCCGATGACGACCTTCTGCGGGGCGGGATTCTGGGCAAAGTACTTGGTCGCGGCCAGGTACTCCGGGTCGGTGGTCAGGAAGCCATCGTCGATCATGGATTCCAGGCTGGAATAGACCTTGCAGCGATCAGCCACGGTGATGTGGTTGGAAACGCCGACGATCAAGCCGACATTGAAGCCCTCCCGGGGAGTGGCGGCGCCGGCAGTGGATACGACGACATTCACGATGTCGTCAATCTTGAGCTTGGACATAGTGGGTTACCTCCTTATCCGTTTTGGACATTGATGTTGGGCGCGGTGTCGATGAAGTCTTCCGGGTATTCCCTGGTCACGAGCTGGTAGAAGTCGGCTTCGAGGTCGCAGCGTTCCCACCACTCGCCGGTCTCGTCCTGTTCAGGAACGCGGACCGGGTCGCGCAGATGCGGCTGTATGGCCACGTTGTGGGCTTTCAGCATCGAATGCACGGCGTCGCGCACAATGCCGATTCTGATGGTGTCCGCGTCGTTATCCGAGTCGGGCCCATAGCATACCCACACGATACGGTGGCTGCGGTGGTAGCGCACGACTTCCTTTTGCGTGTCGGTTTCGGGGTCATAGACATGATCGATGTCATGCACCGAGCCGTAGGAATCGTAGCCAGGGGAAATCCGGAGGAACACGACGTTCTCGTCGCGCCCCCAATTGCTGTTGCCGGTTTCGCTGGTGGGCCAGCTTATCCGGACGCGCTTGTGTACGGCCTCATCCTCGCTGTCGGGGTCGAGGCCCAGGCAAAGGACGGTTGCCCGCCAGAACAGGTCTTCCAACTGTCTCTGCGTCATGGCCGTCACCTCTTCTGCGCATAGGCCACGCAGTAGCCGTAATCATCCCAGCGGTCCACCCGGATGATCTTGTAGGCCTCGTCGTGCCAGGTCACATCATCGGCGATTTCCTCGTCTTCGGTCAGGTGGAGCATGGCCTGGGTGTAGATGGCGACGATGCCCTTGCGCCGTTCGCCCTCCGGGAAGAACTGCAGCTCTTCCGAGGACGGCGGCTGTATGACGCCGATGGCCGTGAAGGTCGTGTCCTCGACCACTTCCATGCGGCCTGACTGCCATTTGCCCGTCCTGCGGCGCACGGTGAATTCCTGCGCGCCGAGATCAGGGTCAACCAGCAGCTCGGTCACATCGGGAGACAGAGCCATTCAAATCACCTCCCATCTCGTGCGCGGGAAGCGCGCGCGATTCCTATTTTTGCTCGATAACGTGAGTGATGGAAGATCGCAGGCTGCCGGTGTCGATCAGCGGCGTTGAGCTGCCCTTGCCCTTCACCTTTACCGGTCTGCCGGAAACCCGGTTGCGCATCCAGCCGCCCTCAACGGTGATCGGCGCGTTGGGGGCAAAGTGCCCGCCGGTAAAGTACTCCTTTGCGGCGTTCTCGCCGTACAAGCCGGCCTTGTCCAGCTCATCCATGGCTTCGCCGGTATTGCCGCTTACGGCAGCTTCTACGGCGGCCTTCATGCGCTGGGCAATGTCCTCCTTGGCTTGTTCTATCGCGGGCTCCAGGAAAGGCCGCGGGGGAATGTGGTTGACGGGGCTGCCGTTGGAATGGAGAAAGGCAAGCTCGGCATTGGTAAGATCGTCGCTGCCGCCGCTGGCCGCCGGGATGCCGATGAGCACGCGGCTGTTCTTCAGGAAGGCCAGAGCGTCCCGAAGGGCGTTCAGTCCCGGCCCGGAGGCCTTGATGTTGACCATGGGAAAAATCTCCTTTCGGGTACAAGCGTCCGGCTTTGCCGGACTGAGGGCGAAAGCGCAGCGGCAAAGCCGCAAGCCTCGCCCGAAACCCGCGGCCGAGGCGAAGCCGACAGACGCGGGGCGTCAACAAAAAAAACAGCTCACATGCGTGAACTGCTTTTTTCGGATAGCTGGACTGTGTCAGTCTTCGAAATAATCGTCCGGCTGATGATCCTGGCAAAGAGAACCGGCAAGGATAACGACATTCTCGTAGTTGACGTCCTCACCCTCATCGATGAAGTCGATCACCTGCTGCATGTCCTCTGGATAATCGCAAACCATGGAATAGATGCACAGATGAAACTCGTCGTCGGTCGAAATGGTGTCCAGCTTTTCATGCAGCAGGTCCTCCAACGCTTCCAGGTCGGGCTGATGATCGTTCTGCATCATTTTTTCCTCCTCTTCGAAAGGGCTCTGATGGGCGTTTTGCCGAGAATCTCATATTCGTTGAAGTCGTAGATCATCACATTGTATACATGGTTGCGTATAGCCTTTGAGATGATACCCGGCCTGACAGGATTCTTGTCGATCCAGGTATTCAGCTCATGCCGAACCATCTCCCGCTCAGCAAGGCTGATTCTCGGCTTGGAAAGGCCACGACTGATACGTGCTTTGCTTGAGATTGTAGCATCACCCGAGCCCTTTGTCAATGAGGAAGAACTGCCACCATTGCTCCTGAACCTACCGCGTTCGCCTCGTGGATGGTCGCCTTCATTCCAGTCAGCGTCGTTCTGCCCTCGCTTGACCGGGGCGAATTGGCCTTCATCCGCGTTGATCCAGGCTACCTGATCTACCGGTACAGTCAGAGAATAGACCTTGCCGCCGCCCGCGTAGTCCCCGGCCATCACCTTTGAAGGCGACACGAACCCACCTTCCCGAATGGGTTTGCTGCTGTACAGGGTGATTTTGCCCGATTTGAGCGCGCGCTGCCCGTCCGCGCGCGTGAAGTCGGGATAGGAATAGCCGTCGTCCTCAGCGGTCGTACCCAGCGCTTCCTCCGCGGAACGAATGTCGGACGGCTTCCGTATTCCCACATGAAAGTCGTCCGACATCGCGTTATTCTTCTGTATGATCTCGAATTGGTCCTGCTTGTGCTGAGTAACGGGCCATTCCTTTTCCTTGGATTCTGGTTGCAAGGGCGGCCTCGGCGCAGGGCTGGGGGAGGGCTTGCGCTGAACAGCTTCCGGCTTCGGCCCCTGTAATTGACGGAGCTTTTCCTCAAGCTCCTTTCGCTTCTTCCCGGCCGCGCCAAATCTGCTCAGGCCGGAAATCTCTTTTTGAAGGCTTTCGATCTGCTCTGCCTTCGAGGTTGAACCGCCGTTTTCTCCGTTCATTGCCTTCTTCAGCTTTGGTGGTCCAGCCTTGATCTCGCCACCTTCGCCCACAAGGATGTGAGTCCCGTTGACGGTGATCCACTTCTCCTCGGCATCCTTCGCGCGCCTGTCCATGGAATCCATCATGACCAGGGCCGCCTTTGCCGCGTGACGTTCCTTCGTGCTTGGCGAAGTCATCGCCAGCCGCAAAAGCTCCCAGCGGGATTTAGTCAAATAACGCCACATGCCGTATTCACCTCCTTTCACGCCCTCAGCTTCGCTTCGCTCAGCGCTTTTACGCCCCGCGTGCTCGCTTTCAGCGGCCCGCGGGTTTCGGGCGAGACTTGCGGCTCTGCCGCTGCGCTTTCGCCCTCAGCTTCGCTTCGCTCAGCGCTACCGGACGAACATGCCGCCCTTGCCGATCATGCGGGCGTAGGTGGCAAACTGTACGCCGTAGGTGGTCAGCTTCCAGGCCGCCCAACCTTCAAGGTCCTGCGTCGCCTGGCTGCCGTTGTCGTAGCCGACGGACACCTGGCCGACGCTCTTGTTGGTCTTGTTGCCCTGCAGCCGCCCGGCGTTGATAAGCTGCTGCCGTGTCGCTCCCTCCGGAGGTGCTTCGATGAACAGCGTCACGAAGTGGGCAATGTACAGCCGCATGCCCTCCTTCCAGAGCGACAGCCAGCGGGCCTCCTTCACCACGGCGTTGGCCATGTCAATGAAGTGCTGAAGCTGCGCGTCCGGTATGATCTCCTTGGTGAACGCGGGCATCAGGGTGCGGAAATCTTCGCAGGTGAAGGACGGGTTTTCCCCGTCAACAATGTTCGAGGCGACGGTGAACGCCTGATGCGGAGTGAATCCGATCACTTGGCATCATCCTTGCCGTCGCCCTGGTTGTCGGTGCCGTTGCCGGCGTCGTCCTTCTTGTCCTGGTTCTTCTTGTTGGCATCGGCCTTTTTCTGGGCTTCCTTCTCGGTCTTGAAGGGTTCCAGGACACCGGCCTTGACCGCCATCTTGTAGGTGGGGTCGTTGGTGAACTTCTCCGGAATCTCGTTCACCTCGTTGGGCTTGGTGAACATGGTGGAGCCATCCAGAGCACACAGTTTGAAGGTCTGGTTTTTGCAAAGAGCGCGAATCATGTGAAATCCTCCTTTACAGTCAAAAAGCCCCGGTCTTCACACATTAGGAAGACCGGGGCTTGGGTGATCCTGCACCTCTTCAGGAAAGATGCGGATTAGATGCCGTCCATGTACATGGCGTGCTGGCGGTACGGCCACTGCAGCTCAGAGAACTGGGTGACATAGGGAGTCAGGTACGCCAGGTGGGCGGCGCTGGCCTGAGTCAGCAGACGCTGCAGCGGCACGGTGATATCGAAGCGCACACGGTCCTCGTTGTTGCAGTAGGCAACCAGACGATCCGTGTTGCCGGTGCCAGCGGCCTTGCACCACACGGAGGGTGCAATGAACAGGTCGTTGCCCTGGTTCTTGCCCAGGTTGTTCTCCAGCAGGAACTGCAGGATGGACTTGTCGCCGGTCACGCCAACCTTGCGCTCGACCAGCAGCGTGTACTGGGCCGGGGGCACCAGGATGTGATTGGCCATACCGGACAGATCCATTTCGGAGGCCTCCCAGGTAGCCAGCAGGACGGCGTTCACGTCCGCCAGAATCTCGTCCGGGGTGGCAACCGCCCAGGTGGTGCCGGTGGCAGCCTTGGTTGCGGCGGACACGGTGGAGATCAGCGGGTCATTCACCAGGCCGTAGGCGCCGGACTTGGAGATACCGGTGTAGACATTCCGGTCCAGCATCTTGTCATGGACGAGGTGCAGGCCCTTGTTCAGGATGTCATCCAGGCTGCGACCGATCTTCTGCAGCCTCTGCTGGTCGATCAGCGGCACGGAGACGATGTGGCCCCACTGGAACACCCGGTAGGAGTCTTTGCTGATGTCGGCCTGGATCATGGGCAGGTCGTTGGTCTCGCCACCGATCAAACCGTCGTTGCTGCCCTCGCCGGAGGCATAGGACACATCGAACACACTGACGGAATCCACCCAGCCACCACCGGTCCTGACAGGCATATCGCGCGGCCAGGTGATGGAGGTCAGGGGTTCGTGCAGCTTCTCGTCGCGCTTTTCCAGTTCACCGACGAGGAACGCCATACCGCCGGAGATGCTATTCGCGTCCAGCATCATGTTGCCCGGCAGGCCATCATTGACCGGCACTTTCAGCACCGGAAACTGAGACTTCTTAGCCATAGTCGTTTTCCTCCCTTACATGGACCGCGCGAGGATGGTGATCTCGGCGACCTTGTTGCTGTCGAAGTTGCCGGTGGCGAACTTGGTGTTCGGCACCGCCAGATTATTGGTGGAGACGCTGGTCAGCTCACCGTCGGTGGGATCAGCGTACACCTGACCACGGGCGGCGATGCCGGTGGTCGCCTTGAGTTCGACGGCGATGCTGCCGCGGACCAGGACGTCCACGGTGTCGCCGGGCTTGTAATACCAGCCGTCGGGGCTGTCCGCATAGGGCTGGCCCATGCGCCGCACCGCAATACCGATGATGTCGGAGGCGGTGGAGTCGGTGGACTTCAGAGCGCGAACGCCGCCGTTGGTCGCGTCAAACACCACGGGCGCGCCGAACGGAATGTTGGCGGTGCCGACGTTGGTGTAGGGCTGAATCAGGGTGTCAGGCTGCCGGGACACAGCGCCACGGAAGCCAAAGGGAAGAGTCTTGCCATAAGCCTTGCCAGCCATAGTTCTGTACCTCCTTCTGGATTAGGCCTTCTTGTAATGGGGATTACGAGAGGCCATGATGTTTTTGCCGATCTGGCCCTGATCGACGCGGGCCTTGGAATCCTTCGCCTTGGCCTTCTGCCGCATCGTCTGGTTGATGGCGGCGTAGCCGTTGGTGCGGGGCTTGGCGTCGCGGCCGATGGCCTTGCGAATCTGCTTCGCGGCGGCGTCGGCAGCAGCCTTGCGCTGCGCGGCGGGCAGCTTGGCAATGATGGGCTTGATCGCCCTGATCGCGGCCAGCGCCACAGCACGGTCAGCGCCGGGGATGGGGTTCTCGGGCAGGGAGCTGGCGGGCGCCTCGGGACCGTCTTCGTCGGCGGTCACTTCTTCCTCGTCAGTGGTTTCCTCGGGCAGCTCGTCGGCGGGGACGGTGTGGGATTCCTCCTGGTCCTCCAGAGTGCCGGGATCCTCGTCGCCCTTGACTTCCTCCTCCAGCGCGTCCAGCGCGTCCTCATCGGCGGCGGGCGCGGGAGCGGGGTCTTCGTCGTGGGCGGTGGTCAGCGCGTTGACCTTCTCGGTCAGCGCAGCCACGGCAGCCACAAGCTGCTGCAGCACTTCCTCGCCGCCATCCTTGGATTCGCCCGCGCCGCAATCGGAGGCAGCGGGGGCAGGAGCGGCTTCGGGCTCGGTGTCGGAAGAACCGGCGATCTCCTCGATCGCGTCGGCAACTTCCTGGGGGTCGGCGTCCTTTGCCCAGCCAGCGAACATGCGGCTGAACAGGGAATTGGTCTTCTTAGCCATGGTCTTTTTGCCCCTTTCTGTAGGTGTGTTGGATTCCTCATGGGTGCCGCGTTGGTCAATCTTCGATTGCCAACGTCGGCAGTCTGGGCTTTGCCCAGACCGGCAGACCCCTCTGGGGCTGCCGCCTCCGGAATCCTTTATAGCAACGCGGGGACCTGCGCGGCCGGCCGATACAACCGCCACATGGTTCCCGCGAATGCCGCATTGATACAAGCGGCCCTGCTCGTCCATACGATACTCGCAGTCATAGCCGCAGGAGACTTCACGCAGCCGTCCGCTCCTGATCGCGTCGATCAACGGCGGCGACGTGATATAAAGATCAGCGATCAGCAGATCGCTTTCCTCACCGGTGCCCCGGTGCACGTTCTGGACGTGCCCGCGGTCATAGGCGGAAATGTTGTCGGGCTTCACCTCGACGGGCGGGTGATCCTCGGTGGCGGGCTTGCCCTCAAACGAGGCAATGGTTGCCGGGGAGAAAACCTCCTCCTCGGTGCGGATGACATCGACCAGGCCGGTCGGGTCGTCCTCGAAGCCCAGCTCCGAGCGCAGATAGGTCTGTGTGCCCGTCCGTGCAATCGGCACGTTCAGACAGATCAGAAAGCCCTCCGGTGTTTCCGTCTGATTCGGGGACAGCCTGGAGCCATAGTACGCCCTCATTGGTGCATCACCTCGTAATCCTGATCTCCTTGAGCCCTTCGCCCAGGAACAGGACGCGGTTGCCAGCGACGATGCTCACCGTCTCGGACGGACGCACGTCGAAGGCCTCCACAGCGTCCGCAACAACCTTCTCGTTGGAGATGGGCGCTTCGGGCGTTGCAACGGCCTTTCCAGCCGTTTCAAACGGTGCCGCGTTGGACAATCTCCGATTGCCAACGTCGGCAGTCTGGCCATCGGCCAGACCGGCAGACCCCTCTGGGGCTGCCGCCTTGTCAGGGGTAATAGTGGCGCTGGTCTTACTCTTCATCGTCTGGAATCCTCCTTTACGCTGCTATTCCGAACCGCTCCTTGAACTTGGCCAGGGAGCTGATCGTTTCAATATGCCCGGAGACATGAACCTTCGCCGGGAAATTGATATCCTCAAGGGCGATGATCGGAAGCGCAATGCACCGGCAGTTGAATATGCCGCCGGGATGGTATCGGCCATAGCTCCGTTCACCGGCCATTGATTCGGGGTCTGGCGGGTCGCTCCATCGGCAGATCACGCCGTCCATCGCCGCATGCTGGGCGCGGACGCGGGAATCGTGAGCAGAGCGCCAGATGTAGAAGTCCAGGTGCAGTTGTTCTGCCCTGGACTGAACGAGCGCGGTGGAGGCCTTGGCCGATTCGGTGCGGGCGATTCGCCGCGCCTCGAACTCGCGCAGGTGCTTGGCCTCCTTCATGATCTCCTTGGTGATCTCGTCCGGCCTGACGCCCTCGAACTCGCGCTGTCTCGCCAGCTTGGAGAAGCGCAGCGCCATGTCGTGGGGGCAGGTGACGATCAGCTTGGAGTTCTCGGCGACGATGGCGCTGATGGACTGGCCCAGCGCCGTGCCCGTGGTCTCCTTCATGAGCGCCTGGTAGATCAGGCGGCCTTGGCTGGACGCCGCGGCTGCTGCCCTCCAGGAGCGCTTCATGCCCACGGCCAGCATCGTCACCGTCTGTCTGGCCGCTTCCTCGGCCATGTGCTGGAAGGTAGGCGAGGAGGCGATCTGCGTCAGCACGCGGATAATCGCGTCCGGCGTGGGGTCGGTCAGCTTGGCCACCTCGTCCTCGGCCTTCTTCAACAGCTTGCTGATCAGCCGTTGGTATTTCCGCTCGGCCTTCCTGCGCTCGGCGATGAAGTAGGTGCGCGGGGCATTCTTCGCTGCGCCGGTCTTCACTGCGATCTCCCGGGCGAGGGCTACATACTCCGGAGAATTCGGAGGGGGCAGGACATCAGGCAGCTTCGGGTATGCCATCGTATCACCTCTCTTCGGGCACGAAAAAGCAGCCCGCCGCAGCGAACTGCAATTTTGTGTGGGATTACTGTATCGGCTGGCCTGCTTTCCATGCATCCCTCGCCTGATTCAGGGACATGAAGTTCAGCAAGTTATCCTCGTCTGGGTGTTCGGCTTGATAGCTGTCGTCCATCCATCCGCATTGCTTGCAGGCACGATAACTCTCAGGATACGGATATGCAAGTGCACCGCAAACAGGGCAGGTGCAGGTAAGCAGTTCTCCGTCCTCGTTAAAGACCTTATCGTTAACCATCTGGCATCACCTCACCTATAGATAATACCAAATCAAAAGTGCGCAGTCAACGTTTTTTCCCAGCTTTTTCTGCTTTCTGCGCTGCCTCTTTCTGGGCCTTGAAGTATGCGTATCCGGCTTCAGGGTTGCTCTTGGGCTTATACAGCGAGAACAATCCGTTCTGAGGATGGCCGACAGCCAGCTCATTTGTCGATTTGCGGTAACGTACTATGTTACCGGCACTGTTGACAAAGCCATCAATGTCCCCGCCGACCTTCTGCTCACACAGATCAATTCCTCTCTGCTCGTACTGCTTTGGGGAAAGTTCCGGGTATTGGGCTTTGCGATGCTTTTCGTGTTCCTTTGCCCTGCTAGGCGTGAAGCCTCTGGCAAGCTTATTGGCACCGGTAGCAGACGGGGCAGATGTGACTTTTCCACCTTTGCCGCCTCGGCGATTCTCGGATTCTTTCCTCAGCTTTGAGGGCCCGCCCGTGATCTTTCCGCCCTCTCCGACAGGAACATGAGTGCCATTGACGGTGATCCACTTCTGCTTGGCGTCTTCGGTTGAGGAGTCGAATCGCAGGCACACTCTCGCCATGCTTCGCTCGTCAGACCGCCTATCCAGCGCCGACTGCCGCATCTTCCAGCGGCTTGTCCGCGCTATCCGCAGGAACAGCCTGTCCAGCCTGTTCATCGGCTTCACCTCCCTGATCGGGCGCGGGAGGCAACAGCCCGCCCATGCCCAACTCGTCCATACCGGCATCGGTGCCGTCGTCGGCCTTGTCGATGTCCTCGTCCGTGATGTTCGACCACATGCCGTAGGTCGCGCCGCTCTGCCGCAGCTCCTTGAGCGCCGTCTTCTGGGAGATCAGGCCGCTCTGGAATACGCTGACGATGGCTGCGCTGCCCTGCTGGATGAGGTTGGCGCGTTCCTCCTCGGAGGTATCACGCACGGGATTGAAGTCGAAGTCCAGATCATCGGGCACCATGCCCCACACGCTGATGCACAGGATCGGCAGCAGCTTTTCCAGCACGGGGCGCAGGACGCTTTCCTGGCTCTGCTTGATCTTGTCGTAGTAGTTGGTCAGGTCGCTCTCGCCCGTGGAGTTGAGCCCGGCGGGGGAGCGCCCGAACAGCCGAGTGGCAGGAATCTCGGAAGCACCGGCGATGTCCAGCATGAACGATTCGTAGATGTCGTTGAGACCGGCAAACGTGTACTGGTGGGTTTCCAGCGAATCCTCCTTGTCCATCACGTTCATGCCCATGTTGGACAGCAGGAAGTTCTGCATCGTCATCACCTGATACAGCCGCTTCTGGATTTCCGGCTGTGTGGCCGCCAGCATCTGGCCGAGGTCAGCCATCTTGTACGTGCGGATGTTGGCCTGGAAGATGAGCTGCGCAATGTTCTCCGAGGTCGTGTTGCGCTTGTTCAGCTCCGTGTAGACGTGCTCCAACTCGCTCATGCCCCAGTAGTTCTCCGCGGTGCGCTCGATGTAGGGCAGGTCGCGGCCCATGAACCGAATCACCCGGCTGTGGTGGACACGGACGCCATAGGCAATGTCCGTCTCCGACATGGAGAAGGTGTAGTATTCCGGCGTCCCGAAGTCAGGGTCGCCCAGGTCCTGCACCAGGCCGCTGTCAGGATAGACGCCGCTCCACCGGTCGGCAATGATCAGGCCCTTGTACTGATCGGGCAGGATCGTGTCCAGGTCGAGGGGCTGGTCAAGCATGTCCTCCTGGCCCTCGATCACGATGATGCCGGCGGCGCCGCCGAAGAGCCTGCCCCAGCGCAGGCCTTCAAGCAACTGCCTTTTCAGATGGGTCTTGCGGACGATCGCGTCAAATTGGCTGATCTGATCCGGCGTGAGCTGGGATTGGAGATCGAACCAGTTTTTCAGCATGTCCTCCGGGATCGTGTCGATCACGCGCCGGGCAATCCAGTCGTTGCGGTACAGGCTGTTCAGCAGTTGGTAATTCTGCGTCAGCCTGGTCAACGGATACTCCGCAGCCTCCAGCAGATTGGTCTGGCCAACGCCCAGGCGGGTGAACGGATTGCTGAAGCTGTCCAGGGTAAACGCCCCGCGTCTGTCGCTTCGCTCGGCCGCGGGTTTCGCCTGCGTCTTGTCGCTGTGCTCCTGCGCTTGCAGGCTCAGCCCCTTCGGGGCGCTATCGATGCCGCCGGTGGGCTTGTCCTCGGTGGGGTTTCTCGCCACGGGCTGCACCCGCTGGCCTGCGCGATCTCGTGCGCGATTCAACGCGCGCGAAACCTTTTTTGCGCTTCTCCTGCTCATTGTCGATTACTCCCTTCTATAACATCTGCATCGCGGACTGAGCCCGTGCGCATTGGCTGCGCCGGGCGAAACCCGACGCCGCGCAGCGGTGACGGGGCGTTACGCGGATATCCGCCATCTGCTGGCGGTGGTCTTGATCACGTAGCGCAGCGCGTCGCAGGCGTGATCGTCTACCTTTACCGGCCGCTCGATGCCGATCTGCGCGGCCTTGTCGTCCCACACATAGCCGGCGATCTCCCGCAGCAGGTTCGGGCAGTTTTTCCGATGCACCCGCACCTTGCGCCTGCCGATCAGCGTACCGGTTACCCGAATGCCATCCAGCACATCGTTGTCGGCCTGCTTGACCAGATATCCGTGATTGCGCAGCTCCGTGATGAACGAGGCCGCCGAGGGATCCACGATGGCCACCGCCCCATGATCGCCGCCGGTAAAAGCTTCAAAGTCACCGGCGTATTCGCCGTCGGTCTTCTGCCGCTGCATGGCCTGGCTGCTCCAGTAGTATTCGTTGGCGATCCACCAGGTGTCTCCGTCATCATAGCAATCTAAGAACACCATGGGGTTGTGGGTGCCGTAGTCCACGCCGATCAGGCGAACGCACCGGGCCGTCTCTACCTGTGCAAACTCCGCGTCATCGAACAGATTCCCGTCTGTGAACATGTCGTAGATCACGCCCTGGGCGCTGACCCACTTGCCCAGGATGTACCGCTGGAAGAACATACCGGTGTACATGCCCCGGAACCGGGCCTTCACCTTTTCCGACAAGGACAGATTGTCGTCCATCGTGAAGTGGACGTACAACAGGTTCTTTTCCCTGTATCGGTTGATCCAGTTCAGCTTGAAGGGATGCATGCGGTTCGCTGGATTGCAGGAGAACCACAGCTTCGCTCCGTCCACGCTGCAGCGGACCGTTGCCTGGTTGACGAAGCTCTCCGGCATCAACACGGCCTCGTCCAGGAACACACCTGCCAGGGTCACACCCTGGATCAGGTCCTGGCTGGCCTCGTCCTTGCCGCCGAACAGGTAATACCGGTTCGAGCGTCCACCCTTGCTGATTTCCAGCACGTTGTCGCCGCGCCGGTCCTTCAAATGGTAGCCGAGGCGGGGGAGGACGCGCTTCAATTCGCCGACCACGTTCCTTCTCAGGGAACTGATCGTTTTGCCGCACAGAGCCAGCTCACGCCCGTCAAAGGTGTGGATGCTCCACATGACAAAGGACAGCGCCAGGCTGAGCGTCTTTCCGCTCCTGACCGAGCCGTCCGCAATGATGCCGTCGCGGTCTGCATAAGGGCTGCCCTCCACCCACCAGTTCAGGACGAGTGCCTGGCGATCGGAGAACGGAGCGAACTTAAACGACATCGACATTGCTGGTATCCTCCACGTTGTCCGGCACGTCATTGACGGCCCAGGCACGCTCGCCCGCGCCTTTCAGGGCCTCGATGAAGCTGTCCTCTGAGGATTCGCCACTGCCCTGAAGTCCCCGGGCTTGCTGTGCGGCCAACTGACTGGCGGCGTCCAATCCCTTTATCTTATATAACCGCTCCAGGGCGGAGATGGCCTTTTCGATCTCATAGGGGGTCTTGCAGTCTGAGATAATCTCCCCCAGACGGTCCAGATAGCCGTCCACGACGTTCTCCAGCCTGTCGATGAATCCAGCCCTTGCTTTAGCTGCCTTTTGGATTCGTTTTAGATTCGCTTTGGATTCAGCTTTTTTCCGCTGCTCAGACCAGTTTTCTCGTCTTGCCCGCGTTTTTACGGTAGCTTCCTTGACTTTGTATTTACGGGCTATATTGCCCATTGAAATATCGGTCTCAATGTACTCCTGCCGAATCACTTCCCAATTCGGTCCGTTGTTCTTTTCCGCCACATCACCCACCTCTCATTCTGAATAAAAACATCAAATCAGCGATTCAATCTGTCATTGCTCATCATCCTCATGATCTTTAGCGAATCGCACATGATGTAATGGTCGTTGATGATTTGCAGTTCCTGTTTGGAGGGCCTGAAATACTGTGCACAAAGCGCGGCTACTCTGCGAATGCACTCGGCGATGTTGTCGGCCTGAATATCCATTCCATACACGCTCTCCAGTGCTATCCGATAGTCTGCGCGACTTCTGCATCGCTCGAATTTCCTGCGCAGGATTTCAAGCACGAACGCGCCCTCGCCACAGGTCGGCTCGAGGAACGTCCGCTCCGGGTCGAACGCGCCAGGCGATTCCCGCTCAAGCATGTCACACATGTCGCGCACCACCCGGGAAGGGGTGAACACCTCGGCAAATTTATGAACCCGCTCCTTTGACTTGATCAGCACTTCCTCTGGCATCGCCTCGGTTCCTCCCTCTGAACATCGCGCCATCCAACTGCCGCCAGATGTGGTTGGCGTTGTTTTTTTGCTGGTTCGCCATCATGACGGCGCACTTTTCCCTGTAATGCTTCGCGCAGAATCGTTTTCCCGGCACGACTGGCTCATTGCAGGCGACGAGGCTGCACCTGGTCAAGTCCAGGACGACGTAGACCTTTGCTTGTCTGCCGTACATCCTATGGAACAATGCGTGCTTCTTGCAGCGCGTTTGACCATCCAACGCTGGCAGGTTGCACTCGCTACAAAGGCCCTGCGCCTTATGCCTCGCCCTGCGTAAACGCATCTGTTCGGCCTCTTTGGCTCTTTGCTCTTCGCCGCTCTTTTCAATTCTCCGCATCTGGCGCTTAAAGAAGCAATCAGCACAGGCCTGCATCCCGGGCACGGCGTCGGTCTGATGGCAGTACACACAGATGCCGTGCTCGCGGTACCAGTGATACTCCTTGCGCTTTTGTTCCCTCTGTCGGGCCTTGGATGCTTCGCTTCTCATGTCGCGGCACTCCTTCTTAGTATGAAAAAGCAGCCCGCAGGTGCGGACTGCCTGTTGTTGTTATAAGGGGTTATGTCGAATCGGTATTGCTTCTTCAAAAGGTCGATCAGCAAAAAACGATAATATCCGATAAACGCAGGGATGTGCTTTTATCTTACAAGGCTGGTTAATCATTCAATAATGCAACTGATAAAACGTCATCCCAACAGCACCCGAGTTTGTCTCCCGGTTTCAAATCCTCCTGTCTGGCCTGTTCCGCCGAAACAATCATCGTAAAATATTCAGGATTAAACTTTAAGATCTTTTCATGCGGACCGATGTCACCGCCTTCAAACTGGATCCTTACGGGGATATCATGATCGCAGGCGAAAACAATCGTTTTTATGATCTCCTCAAGCGCTAAACGCTTCATCAACCATCCTCCATATCACAAGGATAAAAATGCCAATCATTTTTATGCAGGTTGTATTGTATTTCCACGGCATGAGCGCTATGACCTTTCCTGTCATTCCTGTCATACACGGTTCCAACCGTTTGTTCCAAGTCTATTTTAACAGAAATACGGCCATTGCGCAACGGTGAATATACGGCATTTCTGTCTTTGAGTGCCCGCTTAATCGCCGGGATGTACTTCCTGTAATCACCGCTGAAATGGCTTGGCATGTATCCCATTTGCACGAAACTCAGCTTTGCGTGTTCCAGATATTCCGGCGTATTTGGCATGTGGGCGTTCATACAGCCTTCACCACGCTTTCCTGCAGATTCACGCAAAGTTGCTTTCCCGGAAGAGATGGCCTTGCTTATCTCATCAGCCTGCTTTTTGATTTTCCCCGTCAACGCAGTATAATTGCTCCTGGTACTGGCTGTAGGATTAGAAGAGCCACCGTTACTCTCTGACTTCGCCTCACCATCAGGGCCTGTTGAATTTCCGCTTCCCACCTTTATGCCCTTCATCGGTCCTGCGGCGATCGTTCCCGTCTCTTCGTTGATGGGATAGACCTTGCCATTTTTCGCGGTTCGGAAGGAGAGGTCGTCCTTGCCGGCGTCGGCCATCCGCAGGCACAGCCTGGCGACGGTCCGTTCCTGCCGGTTTTCGCTGTCCATCGCGATGCGCAGCAGCTCCCATCGGCTCTTTCCCAGGAGGCGAAGGAATGCTCTGTCCAATAGGTTCAACATGCGTCGCCTCCCTTGGCCCTTTGACGGGTTTATTCTTCCGAATGACAAATTGACCGTCCTTGCCTCGGTGCAGGCTGTACGGGCCGTTGCAACGCGCCAGAGGCTCCGCAGAGCGACTCAATGTGCCTGTTGCTTTTGTATCAGTAGGGTGTATAATGGCTGTGGAGGTGTTCGTTATGATAATATCCAGGCTGAATGACCTGTTGATCAGCCGTGATCTGACCAGGCAGCAGCTTGCCGAGCTGACCGACATAGAACTGTCTGTGGTCAGCAAGCTGTGTGACGCCGCAACCAGAAGCATTCCCTTCGATGTCTTGGATCGACTGTGTGAGGCGCTGCAATGTCAGCCCGCCGATATCTTCACATGGCAAAAACGATAGAGGAGAGATCAAAAACGCGCACCGTGTATTCGATGCGCGTTTCCTTCAAAATTTCCAGTTTAATCATAACACACCTGTCAAGGCCCCCAAAAAGGCGCCTCAATGACGCCGATTCGGAAGCTTTGTCAAGTCTCTTTGCCAGTCGCTGCCTTGAACAGATCGACGACGTTGATAAACGGTAGTGTATAGGTCGGCAGAGGAGAAGCAGATGTCAGGGCTGCGACGAGAGGACGGATATATCCGATCAGAACAGCAGAAGCGTTGGTGCGCAGGTAATTGTCTATCGTTTCAACGGCCATATCCTCAGTCCAGCTGAATTGTGCAGCGTATTCCACTTCAAGCCAGAACGGAGCATCTTGTATCTTCTTTTCGTCCTTTTGATTGATTTGCAAACGTATCGCTACAATTGCTGCGTTTTGATTATCCAGCTTGCTGGCAGAATGATGGAAATGCAAATCAGCATTCAAACCTTGTTCGCCATTTTTGAAGCCCGGATTGAGTTCAAGCCTGGAGAATGTCAAGACTGGTGCTGTAAACATCATCGGCATACCCATTGCCCCTTTCTTTCATGATTTTGAATCTGGTAAAGTCAATGACAGGCGTGTTCGTTTCCTGCATCGAAACAGAAGTCATGTATTCGGCGGCATCATGCCAGGTTTCAAAGTTCATAGAAAATGGTAGGCGCTCCGGATGCTGTTCCATCAGAATACGCATGTTTTTTCTGTCACGCATCAGCAGGATCAGGTTGTTCTGAGCTTCATCCTGAAGGCTGCCGTTTTCATATCTGGAGATCGTCTTTGCGCCCATGCCAAGCACTCTTGCAAATGATTCCTGGCTCATCCCGTACTGATCGCGGATGGCGTGAATCTCTTCCGGTTGAAGCAATCCTGTTATCCTGCGATATTCACGATAGAATTGCTTCATGGAGTTGTCATCCACATCTGGGGAGAACACCGGTTTTCCACAGCTTTTGCAAACACAGGTATCGACATCCAACGTAATGTCAATACCCTTGACCCTCAGTGTTTCACACCTCTGCTGAATGTCAGTTTCAACGAAGCGACCGCAATCCTCGCAGTACAGTAAACTCTTGCTCATGCTCTTGCTCCCCTTCCAGCTTATTCGTCAAAAGCCATCTTCATGCAAACTCTTTATGAAAGCGTGTTCCAGTTCGCTGCCAGGCCTTATTTTGAGTATGATCTTGTACTTGACATAAACCATTAGGTCACCATACCCCTTTTTGTGGAACCAGTATTCGTCATTTCCGTCTGGGTCATCTCTGTCAGGTTCTGCTTTTATACAATCAGCCGGCGTCAATGAACGGAGAATTGCCAACTGATCCTCTAATGTAAAACCATTCATTGCCAGAAAAGCCCGGTTTTTATCCCGCTTTTCTATCGTGTATTCCTTTGCATCAAGGCATTTGAACAGCTTATTAAGCATAGAACCTGCCATTTTCTCAAGGAACAACCTATTGTTCAACGCTTTCACCCCGATACACATATAGAATACTGGTGTGAATTCTTTTTCATCTTTCGTATCATATGATACTATTTGTAAGGAGTTTTGTCAACGGACTTCGATGGAGGCAATGACATTTAACAACAAAAAACAAGGAACGCCCTTTTGATAATTAAAAAGCGTTCCATGATGGCGACAATCACCGTCCGCTGCTTCCAAATCCCGCCGATCCCCGTTCCCCGCCCTTGATGCTGTCCACCACTTCGATGGGCTCGTACAGCACCGGCATGATGACGAGCTGGCCAATTTTGTCGCCCGCGCGGACGTTGTAATCGTCCAGACCATGGTTGAACAGCTTGACCATGATCTCGCCGTCATAGCCCTCGTCCACCAACCCTGTGGCCGTGATGTCGTTGTTCATCATCAGGCCGCTCTTGGCGACGAACAGGCCGGCGGTGTTCTTCGGCAGCTCGATGTGAACGCCGCTGCGGAAGATTGCCGACTGACCGGCTCGAACCAGTCCGCCGTGCATGGCGCGAATATCCAGCCCCGCGTCCGTCGGGTGCATCCGGAGGGGAGGGAACGCGCCGGGATCCAGCTTTATCTTCACGGACTCACCTCCATGAACGGGTCATAAAGCAGCGTATACATCGTCTGCTCATACCGCCCTTTCCGTAAAGTGAACGGTGTTCCCGGAATGATCAGCTCATCTTCAAGCGTGACGAATGCTACAATGTAGTCGACATTCCCCATGATGTCCTTCCCGGCGATCAGTATGTCTTCGCCTTGTGGCAGTTCACTGATTTTGGAAAAATTATGCCACTCGGTTTTGAACTTTGCTTTTGTCATGCTATTGGCCCTCCTTCTTCACGCTGATCACGACACACCCGCCAATCCTCTTGGCCATGCTCCGGGCAAGGCCCTCGTCCTTGAAGGACTTTGCATCACGCATGCAGCATCCCCACAGGCAGGTATACACCGGCTGCCGTGTACCATCGGCCGTAACCTCGGTCAGGCCGCTGTCCTTGTAGTTCATCAGCCATGGGGCGTCCTTGCCGTCCTTTGTCCTGGCGTCCCGTTTGATGTAATAGAGCTTGTCGTCCATTATTGCTCGTTCTCCTCCTTCTGCGGCTTCGTCTTGGGGTGTGCCGCGATATAGGCGCGGGTGCGCTCCCTGCATTTGCGACAGGTCTTGAATCCGGAATCTTCCCGGACACCTCCACAACTGGGACAACGGCCCTCCGCGATATAGCGTTCGCGGCGCTTGGCCTGTTTGATTGCGCACTGCCGGCAACGCTTGAATCCCTTCTCCACAGGATTCGCCCCGCCACACTTAGGGCACCGCCCAATCGATAGGTAATAGGCAGTATTCTCACGAACTCGATCAGGATTGTACATCACCGTCTCTCCTTTTCCCATCCGCACAGAAATAGGTTGCGGCGTCGTAGGTCGGGGCGTAGTAGTCAATCTCATCCTCATTGCAGGTGAAACTGTGACCGTCCTCCCGGATGGTGCACTTCCTGCAATCCATGCAGCGAACGACAGGAACAGCGTCGATGGCGGGGAGGTTCTTCAATGCCCGCCGAGCATATAGAGCGACGTACGTGGGGGTGTTTGTTTTCGCCACCAATGTCAACACGTCGAGCGCGTCTTTCCTTGAAATCAGGTCATCCATGCTCATGCATCCACCTCCATCGTATATTTCATGCCTTTCCTGGCCCTGATCTCCATGTAGCCCCTATGAAACGGGCTGAGAGTCATCAGCACCTTCTTGCCTGTCGACAACTCATGCACAAAATACGTGCCTTTGCAGGGATAACCATACCGGTCGGTTTTATGCACCATCACTTTGGTACCTTCCGGCAATCCGCGTATCTCGGCCGCCGTCAACTCCTTCTCCATGGTCTGTCACCTCCTGGTACTTCCGCAGCGCATCCCGCGCCGCCTCTATGATGTCGTTCTGGCCCTTCATGCAGCCGTACACCCATGCCATGCCGGGATGGGGATTGAACGGGCAATCCTGGCATGGGTGCTGATGGGTCGTGAAACAGCCCAAGCCATCAATGATCTGTTGTACCTCCGACATCCTTGCCGACCTCCTCCGGATGCTCCTCGCAGTAGATCAGGAAGCCCAACTCGTCCAGCAGGACATTCAGCAGGCCGCGAGGCATGGCAATCAGCTCGTTGGCCTTCTTGCGGTCATTGACCAGGCGGCCGATGCGGGGCTCCACCATGAGGACATTCCTGACCTCGTATAACTCGTCGCTGGTGATGTGCTTGTGACGGTCTGGCCCCTTGGCCAGCAGGCCGCGCTTCTGGGAACCGTCCTCGTTAATGTACTTGGCTTGAAGCCGCCGGAGAGCTTTGGTCCCGTATTCCTTCATCGGTGCGCCTCCTTCAGATCGTTGTCCAGGACTTCCTGCATGATCTCGCACTGGGCGCCGACAATGGTCGCCGTGCTGGAATTGCAATCCTTCAGGATCGCGGACGCCATGTCCAATATGGCGATGGTGGAGGCAATGTGCTCACGCTGTTCCTGGGTCATCAAAGAGACTCCACCTCCAAACCGTCCGTGACCATACCCGCTTCTATGATCTTGATGTTCGGATTGGTTTTGAGCGTCCCATCTTCGTTATAGGCCTTTTCGTAGTAGGCCAATTTGTTCTGCAGGGAGGAAGGATAGTTGACGATGATCTCCGGCTCGATCTGTCCGGGAAGGCTGACCTTAATGAAAGCCATGCGATTCTCGCTCTGTGCTCGACCAAATACCTGCTTTACTTTTTCCAGCATATTCAAATCTCCTTTCATGTCGCTGGCATCAACACGTCCTGGTCAGCGTACTGTGCCGTGTCCCGATCTGCGTATAATCCCGCTTGTCGCTGGTTGTCCCATGGGAATTCCTGCCGAAAGTCCTTGCCCATGATGCCCCTGAGTGACTCCTTCATGAAGATTGGCCGTCCGGAGTATTCACACTCCATGAGAATGTTGTCTATCCACTTCTTTTTCGGAATCACCTTGTCCTTGCGATGTCCGGTCTCCGCGCCGATGATTACCCAGTCTGCCGGGGTGTGCGTCGAGAAATTCGGCTGCATCGGCTCGAGTATCGGTTCGATGCTGACGAACAGGTTGATACACGGGCATTCGTCGGCATGGTGGAATTGCCAGAGCTGATCTTCCCGCGTGGCCGAATATCCGTACCAGTGCTGCCTGGGCAGCTTGTCCTTCCTGGCCAACGCTATGTACCGATTCGGGTTCTTGGTCAGAAACAGATATCGGTGCTGCGGAGCATTCTCACAGGCGGCGAATACGTCCTCGATCCAGCTATCCGGCACCCAATCCCCGAATAGGTCAGCCATGGAGCAAACAAAGATCGTCCTCGGCCGTGTCCACTTCTGGGGCTCGTCGAGCTTGTAGCGGTGTAGCGTCGGAGCGAAGGCGAAGGGGTACGGGCAAACCCTGCCGCTGTCCAGCAGCCGGACGGGATAGCGCAGAACATGGCAGCCCTTTTGCCGCAGATTGGCGCCGCCATCTTCCAGCCATACGCGCTGCAGCTCCGCCGGCGCGTCCAGCGTATGCCCTTCGCAGGAAAACCGCTTGGCGATGTTCCGCGCGTAGCAATACTCGCAGCCATGGAAGCAGCCGGTAACGGGATTCCAGGAGGCGTCGCACCAGTCAATCCGCGTGCTCTGTCCCATGGTCTACCTCCTTCCAACCGTTCGTGATGGCCATTCTTGCCTGTTCCTCCGGATCCATCCTCTGGAAGCTGTCCCAGCAGTCCGGGCAAAGGAAGCAACCCTCCTCGCGATGGTACGCTTCGCCCATTTTCCGGAGCTCCGTCAGATCAGTCTCGATGAAGGTCTCGCCGCACATGACGCATTCGATGGTCTGATCTTCCTCCGGCAACTCCGGGTTGACCATCCAATGCGTCACATGGCCGTAGATGTCACCCTTGCGCTCTGAATCCCAGACACCATCTACGGTATGATCATGATGTACCCTCCTTGTACCGTCACGGTACACCTTGACCACCCGAACATCATCCGATATCTTCCGGAACATGGCGCTTCTCCATTTGTCTGTTCCATAGAGCTTCGCAAAGATAGTTTCACGCTCCGGAGGCAAGCTGTCCTCAACGCTGATCCACTGCTGCTGGGGCGGAGTCTTCTCCGCCCGCCGGTTCCATGCCTCGACAGCATCATGATCAGACCCATAAGGCATTTGATTACAGCACCCGGCAAGGCATTTCACAAGCCAACCGCTGGAGGAAAGACCTTGATTAAAGTATCCGGGCACGATAATCAATTCTGCCTTTCCCCCGCAGAAGGGGCACGGCTTCAACTTGTTCATATAGCACCTCCTGTTACAACTTGTTAATCAATGTGCAGATGATGGCCGCTCCCGCTGCGATCAGCGCGATCACGACTAGGCAGGAAGCGGTGTCCCTGGAGGCCAGCTCCATCAGTTGCTCTATGTCTTCCACTGTGCTGCCTCCCTCCGATTCCATCCGACTGCCAGGTCATCGTGAGTGGACTTCCTGCCATGTATCAGATTCTTGTGCTTGGCAGCCACCTCCATGTGGCACTGATTGCATTCGATAATCCAAAGGGTCCGGTCATATTCGGTGTCCCGGAACAGCACATTCGGATTGCCGCAAAATGGGCACGGAAGCAGCTTAGTCACGTTGTCTATAGCCATACCCTCACCTCAACATTCCATCAAACCTGTCACACCAGAAATGCGCTGGGCACTGCTGGCATTTATCCACGGTGACCATTACCTCATCGGAGCAATAGAAGCCAGCATAGCGAACCATGGCCACGCGATCATCCATATTGCACCAGTCCATCTCCGATTTTCCACGGTAGAAGTCGTCTAATTCCGGCGTGCGGATGGCGCGCATTTCCGTCCAATTGCACCAATCAAACGCACCGTCGCAGTAATCAAGCGCATGTCGAATGGCTTTTCCTCGCGACTCTGCGAAGATGATGTAATTGACGCCAGTATTGCCGTTGGCGTCGCTGACGTTCCAGGCCTTCACACCCACGGTGTCACCTCCATCTGTTCGGCTGTCGGTATCCCGGACCAACAGCGCCAGGTCTTTCCGTATTCGCAGAGCAGCGGAGTATCAAACCAGTCGGTCCCCATGTATGGCACATACGCTTCGCGTTCTTCTTCCGGTTCATCGAACATATAGCCCTGAACATACGGAACTGTCAGCTTGACTCCATCGTGATCTTTGAATTCAATCCAGCACACCGGCGGGTCATCGACGGGGGCGTATTGGAAGGATTCGACCATGTGAAGCTCTTCAAGGCTCATGACCTTAGCCTCCCGGCCTATCATCGCCTCGATGGCTTCAATGGCCACATCTTCGGCTTCCTGGCATCTGTCGGACAGTGCCATCGAGCGCCGACGGAGAAACCAGTCGAGGGCTTCCCATTTATCCATCGTCTTCCACCTCCTCGAAGTCCCGGCAATCGCGCATCAGGTGCCGAAACATGGTGCTGTCCTCAAAGGCCAGCTCGTCCATGTCGTACATGGGCTTGCCCCGGTACAGCTCGGTGACGTCGCCGCGAACGTCGTAGTACCGGTTGCCGATCCTGGTGATGAAATGCCCCTCCACGGGATCGTGCATGATCGTGACAGCACCGGTATAAAGGAATCGCGTTTCCAGTATGTGAGCGAACCAGTAGCAGCACCCATGAAGAAAAACGTGTTCGCTGCCATGGAACCAACTGATGAATTTCAGAATCTTCTCACGTTCAATCACGTGCTTTGCCTCCCATCTCCGTCAGCGGGAACACGAAGGCCCCGCACTCCGGGCAGTACTGCGGAGGGACGAGCTTGTGGCAGACCGGGCACTCCTCGCCGTCCATCACGTCCCACAGTTCCCACACGTCGCCCTCCGGCTCGTTGTCATCCATCCAGCCGACAGGAGCCAGACGCTCCCGATCCACGACGAAGGACATCGTGAATACATGACCCTGGAAATCCACGTCGCTGCCGTTGATGGCCTCCAGCAGCTCGTCATAGGTGATCTTGCCTCTGTCGCGGATGACTCGGAGCAGGCCGGGATAGTTGAAATCCCATTCAAAGCGGATCTTCGATTTCCTGGCCATCAGATCACCATGCCTTCCCGGTTCACAATCTGAGTGCGGATGCCCTTGTTCTCCCACAGCTTCCTGGCCATGGCGCGGGCGCTCTTGACGGTGGGAAAGCCATGGGCGTGCTCCTGATACTTTGTCCAGTAGAGATAGGATTCCTCATGAGCCGTCCCGACATCGAATGTGCCGGACTCCCGGTAGTACGTGGGGCCAAACCGCGTCTTGGTGGTCAGAAAGAACCTGCCGTTGTTGTGCTTCATCTTCTCGCGTACCATGAAATTCATCCTCCTTATTCAAAGTCAAACATGATCTGCCCGGCGTTCTTTTTGCCGGTGCTGATGGTCAATGTGGGGACGCACACGGGCTCCAGCTCCGGCTCCGGTGCGGGAGCGCTGGTTGGCTCTTCCTTGGCGTTTCCAGCCGATCCAGTTTCACTCATATTGGCCGTGGGCTTTTCGGGTGTCTCGTCCGGAATGGCCGTTGCAACGCGCTGGAAGATGCTTTTCGTCATGGCGATTGCCCTGCGAGTGTCCCAAACCGCGTGGTAATACATCGGAGTGTACCAGCAGCGGGACGATTCCTCGCCGAACAGCACCGGCCCGGTCTGAGGCTCTGTCAGGGTGTTGCCGACTATGACATAGCCGGCGCAGCCCAGCAGCGACAGTTGTATGTAGCACATCAACGCAACCGTCATGTCCACGTCCTGGGCGACGAACAAGGCTTGCATCTGGTAGTTAATGCCGATGGACCGCAGATAGTTGGCGGCCGCCACCAGCGTGGCCCCGGCGCCGCTGGCGCAGTCGTTGACGGAAATCCAACCATGCCTGTCGATCTCGCCCTTGAGCTGATCTTCGTTGATGGTCACCTGGGCCATCATCCGGCAAATGTCGTAGGGTGTGAAAAACTGGCCGGCGTGGCTGTTTCCCAGCTCCAGGCCCATGTACAACTCGCCGAGGAAATCACAGTCGGGGTGCTCCTCCATGCCCAGGACGATGTGGGTGAAGAACTCGGGGAAGATGGCCAGCTCGTCCTTGGTGTACTTCTGCACCACACGCATGTACATGGCCTCGCGCTCGTCGAAGTAGCGCTTGTCCACGGCGTTGGCAATCGCACAGGCGATCATTACCACCATGTCTTGCCAGACCTCATATCGGGAGTACCGATGGCACAGCTTGTTGTACAGCTTCTCCAGCTCCCGCTGTCGCTCATTGTGGCCCACATAGCTGGCCATCGGCGCCTCCTTCCTCAGGTTGTCCCTGCTTCGGTTCCCTTGCTTCGATGCTGACTGCGCCATCTACCCCGAAGAGCAGCACCGTCATATCCTGCACCAGCTTCGTCCTCCAGGTGCGCAGCGTCCGGACGCTCTTCTCGATGCCGGCGGCTGCCAACTCCTCGGAGATTTCATCGAAGGTGTAGGGCTTGGCGTCTTCATCACGGTCCTGCCCGTACGCATTCTCGTTGAAGTAGTACATGCGGATGACGACGAACTCTTCCTTGTCCTGGAACTGCCGGATCACGGCGTCGATTTCGTCATACCTGGCCTTGGTGCGCTCATAGGACGCCCGCCGGGCGGCGACGTGCTCGTCGTACAGGTCCACCTTGTCCATCACGCCGCTCCCCGGCGGGGGAGCGACGCTGATGTCGTGGGACTTACCGATGGGCTCGAAACCGTAGCCCTCCAGATCGGTCACCAGGCGCTGGTAGTTCTTGTAGTTCCGCAGCAGCCGTTCCGTGGTGCGGCACAGGTTCAGGTTTCTCTGCTGGCGCTGCAGGTTCACCGTCTCCCGCGCCCCTTCACGAGCCGCCGCCTTGATGATGTCATTAACGCTTTGCCGCTTGGCCATGCTTCGGTCCCTCCCTGACTGTTCTGAAATCAATGTGCCTCTCTTCCAGGGTGTCAGCCAGCCGCTCCACGTCGCTCATGGGGCTCTTGCGCCCCTCATGGTATCCCTTGCGCCATGCCCTGTCGGTCTCATATTCCAGCCTGTCCTGCCAAGCGCTGTTGCGCAGGTGTTCGTTCTCCCTGCGGAGCTGGCTGGTCTGGCTCTCAACGCACCAACGGTTGAATTTCACCGCGCCGCCGCCGAGGGCGATCCCGGCGGCGAACAGCATGATTCCTCCAAATACGCTCATTGATCTGCTCCTTTATCTGGAAACGCGCAAGTACGTGTTCTGTCAGCGATTAAAACGCGTTTTGCGCGTTTCCAGTCCATGTCGTAAAGTCGACAGCGTGTCAGTCGATCACGCCGGGGTAAAGCACCTTGAACAGTTCGTACAACGGCACCGCCACTTCCGCCGCCTGCGGATGTGCCTTGCCGGTGATCTGTCTGGCGCGAAGATCGAAGAAGTGGTCCCAGTGCCGCAGGCTGCCGGTTATCATCAGCTCGGCCTTTGTGCTGTGCGGCAGCACGTCGCGGGCTTCCTGGGGCATCAGGCCCATGTTCATCAGGTGGAAGTAGGCCGTCTCCGCGCTCATGCACTGGCGCTTCCACAGGGAGAAGAGCTCGGTGCCCTCTTCCAGGAAGCAGGGGCGAATTACCGTGATCTCGCCACCGAACCGCCCGTCGGAATAGTTGCAGTAGCGGGTGGATTCCTGCGACATCGACATCGCGCGATGCCGAACGAACTCATGGGTCACGCCGCGATCCACGGTGAACTTCACCGTCTGCCGCAGATGGGCCAGCTTCTCCAGCGGGTCGCGCAGATCGGCGTAATGGATCTGTCGCACCCTGTCGTCAGGTTCCGCGTCCTCGTCCATAAAGCCCATGTCCCGGATGAATACCGGGTCGAAATAGCCGATGAAATACCGGCTGGCGATGGATGCGCTGTCGAACAGTTCCAGCCAGGCGCGGATGTTGCCGGAGACGATGCGACGATAGCCGACATTGGTCATTTCCAGCATGGGCGCCTGATGGCCGGAATCGCGGATGATCTGCAAGCCCTCGGCTACGTTCTCGTAGATGTGATGGTCGCCGATCTCGAAGATCATGTCGCCGTGCTCCAGCACGGACAGGTGCTTGCGCCGGATCAGGCCCTTTACGAACGCCTCGGCGCTGTCGTCTGTGGATTTGTCCTCGCTCTTGTAACACAGCCGACCGGCTTCCTCGATGATGCGCAGGCCGCCGCGCTGCTCGTCGCGATCACAGACCTGGAATGACGGTTTGATGATTCTCATGGGCAGCGGTGCCTCCTCCCAAATCTTTGATTTGTGTGGAGGCAGTCGGCCCTTCCTGGGCCGACCCGCAAGCCATGAAGGCTTGCGGCCTTGCCTCCTCGATGGTTACTTCCACGCGGGGAATCTCCGCGAAATACTTGTCGATGGTCATGCTGACGATCTGCGCGTCATCCTTGTAGGCGATGCCGTTCAGACTGTCCGCGACGACCTTTCCCACATTGTCACAGTCGGGCTTCTTGGTGGGCCTGATCGCGCCGTCCAGCTTGGCCTGGCGCTTGCGCTTGCTATCAGAGCTGGCCAGCCCGTAGAAGCAGATCACCTTCATGCTGACCGGCCCGTCACCGATGTACTGGCCAGCGCACTGCCGCTGGAATTCCAGCTTGACCAGGTTCTCGTAGGTCGCCGTCTTCTCCGGCGTGTATGTCTGGGTGAAGCCGGGCTTGTGAACCACCCGCGGGCGCCCCTTGCCGACCGGCTCACCGGGAACCGTGAATCTCATTCGTCGTCATCCTCCTTCGGCAGGGTCGTGCCATCCGGCAGGATGTAGCACTCATGCGTGCCCAGCAGCCACGCCCACTCCTCATCCGCGATCTGATAGCCCAGGGCGGCGAGGTAGTTGTACACCGCGATCAGATCATCGTCACGCTCATACTCGCCCCTCCAAGACGTGCACCGCTGCGGATGTTCGCTGCCGGAGCTATCCCACTTCTGATAGGCTGCCTGCACCATGGCTTTCAGGGGACTGGCGTCGATCACGGCCCTGTCTTCATCTGTCAGGTGCTTGCCGTCCTTGCCTGCGGAGCCGCAGAGATCACGCCAGCGGGGCAGCTCGGCGGGCCTCATGTAGCCCTGATGCAGCAGCACGTATGTGGCAAACTTGAAAGCAGGCGTCTTGTCCTGCTCCGCGGTGCCGCGCCTCAATCCATCGGATTGAGCCGTGGCAGTTCCGCCTTTGGCGGAACCGGCTCCGCCTCTGGCGGGAGCCGCCTTCCCGGCATAGCCCTTGATGAATGCGTCACGCAGGTTCTTTGCGGTCGTGGCCACGTCCAGCTCCTGGGTACGGATGATGTTGCGCGCCTGCTCCCGGCGCTGCTGTTCCTCGTGCATCTGGGCGCTGGCTTTGTCGCCGATGCGGTACACCGTGCACCGGCTGCCATTGATGTAAAACACGAACTCGGTGTCTTGCGGGGCGTCCGGGCGTTTCAGCTCGTTCTCGTTGATGTGCAGCAGCTCCACCGAACGTTCATGGGAACAGGCTTCCCGGTAGATGTTCCAAGGCTGCTGATCCACTTCCTTGGCCCATTGCGACAGGGCCTCGCGCACCTTCGGGATGTTCTTCCGGGCCTTCTGCGTCTCCCTGGCCTGATTCATCTTCCAGGTGAAGCTGGTGCTGCCGAACTCGCTGAGCATCTGGTCGCGCAGATCTTCATCCAGATTGGCGATCTCCGCCAGATCCATCAACGTGGCGCCTTTCTTCACCGTCTCGGCCAGCAGCCCCGGATTGATGCCGGTCAGCTTCATCCGCTTCCGGACGGTGGTAGTGGAGAGGCCGGTGCGCTCGGCTATGCCCTTGGCGTCGATGCCCAGGTCCATCATGGTTTGGATGCCGCCCACCTGATCGGTGAGGGTCAGGTCGTTGCGCTGCATGTTCTCGGTGATCATCGTCGCGATCTGCGTCGGCATGTCCATCTCTTCGATGGAGCAGGGCAGCTCGTCGAGGCCTGCGATTTCGGACGCAGCGAATCGACGGTGCCCGATGATGATGCGGTACTTCTCCGGGTCGGCCGGCGAGGGCACGACGGTGAGGTTCTGGAGCAGGCCGCTCCGCTTGATGGAAGCGGCCAGCTCCGTCAGATCGCCGAGGTCCTTCCGGGGGTTGTCCGGATGAGGCTCAAGCCTCGACCGCGGGATCATGGTGATCACGTCTGCTGCACCTCCCTGATATTCTCAATGATGCCCTGGGGGTAGCTGCTGCCGTTGCAGTACCAGCAGCCGTATTCCGGCTTGTACAGCCATGTGCCGGTCACGTCATACGGCTCGGCGTTGACCGGCACCACCGTCGCCGTGCCATAGAACATCTTGTAGCCCTCACAAGTCAGCATCGTCTTCGTCCTCCGTTCCATCCTCGTCGTCATCATCCTCATCGATGATCGGGGCCGGCTGGCCCTCCATGGCGGCTTCCCTGAACTCGTCCCAGGAATTGAACATGGAGAGCTGCCCGGAGGCCTCCTCCGCGTCCACGATGAAGTAATTCCCGCTGCCGTCCGTCAGCAGCTCCTTGCCGCTGCTCCGGACGATGACGTCGCCCTTGTCGTCGTCCTTGTCCTGCAGCACCGAGCTGATCTTGTAGCCGATCTTCGGCCGCATGGCTTCCCGGGTGCCGGTGGGGGCGTTGTCGTCATTGAGGGTCAGCTTCAGCAGATCGATGTCGATCTTCAGGGTAATGGTCGCCGCGGACATGTCCTTGCGGACCAGTTGCCGGACGCTGCGCTGCAGCTTCTCATTCAGGGTGCGCAGCATCTCTTTGAACTCAGGGTTGAAAAGGCCGATCTTTTTCTCCGGATCGATCTTGATATTCATTGGCTTCCTCCTTGTCGATGATGTACTCCATGGCCCGGACCAGGCCGTGCCCCGTGAGGAGCAGCAGCCCGGCCAGGCCGGTCAGGGTCATAATGGTGCCGAGGGCATCCGTCAGCCAGCACATGAATGTGCCTACCCATGCCATGGGATTCATGGCGTCAGGCCCGGTGCTGAGCCGCGCGGCTCTTGTGGGCCATGATGTTGTGGGCCTTGCGCTTCGCGGCCTGCTTCTTCTTGTGCCGCTTCCAGTTCAACGTCCCCATCCAGGGACGGCGGACCCTCGGGGCAGGCTTGAAGGAAACAGCCTTGCGCCGTTCTGCCGCCTTGATCTGCCTGATCAGAGTGACGTCATTCTCTGTGAGCTTATCGATATTCATGTTCAACCCTCCAGTATGGCGCGAATGGAATCGCGCTTCTTTTGTCCTTCTGTCCGGCGCTTCGATTCGCCGTCCATCTTGATCGGGGTGCAGACCTCGAAGATGCGGTCATAGACGCGCTTTCGCCGCACGTCCGTCTCCGTCTTGAAGTCCGTCAGGTTGGTCGTGATGATCATGGGCTTCTTTGCGGCGTACCTGGCATCAATCACCGTAAAGATCTGCTCGGCCTTGAACTCCGTGTTGCGCTCTGCGCCGAAGTCGTCCAGCACCAGCAGCCGCGCCGTGTTCATGCGGAACAGCAGCTCATTCAGATCGGCAGTGCCGCTTCCCAGTCCTCCGGAATGTGAAGCGGCAGCCCCGTAGGGGCCGGCTTCGCTCCGCGAAGCCGCTTTGCCGAACATGTTGGCCGTCAGCCGCACGATGCTGGTCACCAACACCGGTACCCGACGCTCCATCAGGGCGTTGGCGATGCAGCTTGCCGCGAAGGTCTTTCCGGTGCCGGGGCTACCGTAGAAGATCAGCCCGGCGTTATGGGCAAGCATCTCGTCAAAGTGCTCCACGTAATTTCGGCAGATGCGCAATACGCGCTGGTCTTCCGGCGTGGAGGCGACGAAGCGGTCGAAGGTCGATTCATGGAACCGCTCGTCCACCAGGGAGTAGGCGGCCAGCTCCTTCACGCGATCCAGCTCACGCTGGCGCTGACGCTCGGCCTCTTCGCGCTCCATCTCGTCCTTCTCGCATTGGCAGATGCAGCCCACGAACCGGCCATTGTGCTTGAAGCGATGCTCCCTGGGCTTACCGCAGACGCCGCAGTGCAGCACACCGTCGTCGCCCATGTAATCCCCGGGCCTCGCCTCGACGTGGTCCACCGAGCCCATGCTTTCCATGAAGCCCAGGGCCAGCTCACCGATTGATTTCATGGTGCACCTCCATCAGTAGAAATCGCCCTCGTCGGCGTATTGCTTCGGCTGATTGGAAGGCCGGCGAGTCTTGCCCTCGTCCTGGTCTCCGGACAGCCAACCGGTGATGAACCGCTTCACGCCTCGTCGGGTCTTGCGTCTGGTCGGATTGCCCATGCACCAGCCGATCATGTTCCGAAGGGCCTGCTCCACATCGACCGCAGGGTAGAGGCGTTTATAGACCTCGATGTTCTCCTTGGGCACGTTATAGAAGGTTCCATCGTTCAACGGAATGTCGAACTCGCTGGGCGTGGGTTGGGGTTTGGCAGCAGGCGTGGAGCGCCCGGAAACGGGCGGCTCCGCGCAAACGTCCTCTTCCTCTGTCTCTGGTATCTGATCTCTTGTATCTGAACTCTTATCTCTAATCTCTTTATCTCTAATATCTGTGGGGACACTTTGGGGGACATCTGTGGGGACATTGGTGGGGACAGGAAGGGGGACATTGTCCCCACTTGGAAGGACACCCTGTTCGCTGCGCTGCCTGCGCTTCTTCTCGCTCCAATCCGTTTCCGTACCCACCATGCTTTCGTGCTCGACCAGCACCAGCGTCCCGTCCATGTCCTCATAGATCAGGCCAAACCGCTTGTAGAGATTCAGAGCAACACGGATGGTGTCTGCGGAGAACCACTTGCAATCCCGCTGGATCTTCTCCACATCGTAGGGGATGACGATCTCACCGATGGTCCGGGAGAGACGGCCACCCGTGTTGATGGTCTTGAGGCAGAGCATTTGATACAAGACAACATAGTTGGCGCCGTCCTTCTGGGACATCAGGAAATCCACCGTATCAGAGGTCATGAAGGATTCCCTGAGCTTGATCCAGTAGTAACGCTTTCCTGTTGCCATGTGCTCACCTCGTTAGAACGGCAGCTCGTCGTCTTCCACTTCCTGGAAGCCCTGGGCATCCGGCTGGCCGACGGGTCGGGTGGTGCTGGCTGCGGAGGCTCCGCTGCCGTTGTTCAGCAGTTTCTTCGCCGGAGGAATGACACCCTCACGCACCCTGGCCACGCTGATGGCGTAGGCGGGCTTGACGCTGACGGCCACCTTGATCTCGCCGGTCTGGTAGTCCGTCCGCTCATACTCCTCTTCGCCGAAGTTGAAGCCCACCAGCTTGCCCTTCATCTGCTGCTCGTCGCCCTTGGAGGCCTTGAAGTTGTAGTTGGGGTTACTGGCCTCCAGCGCCTCGATGAAGCCCTTGAAATAGCCGTTGGTGTCGCCGTTGGCGTTGGTCAGCGTCACGCGGAACACGCCGGGCCACTTGGCATTGGCATTGAAGCCGCTGGAGCGTTCGAAGCGCTTCCGGAAGTAGCCGTCGAACTCGCCACCCTCGGCGATGTCGAAGGCCACTACCAACATGTCCTTGTTGGTCTTCTGGGTCTTTTCCATCCGGACACCCTGAATGCGGCAGATGTGGCCGCCGGGGGTCAGGGTCGGGCCCGTGGTGCCGTCAAAGGCGCGGGCGTTGTCATAATCGCGGGGAATCGGGATCACTGCGCGTCACCTCCCAGGTTGTAGTAGCCGCGGATGGCGTCGTCCACCAGCAGCAGGTCATTGTCGATCTCGTCCGTGTCGAACATCCCCAGGGGTGACTTCACGGTGTCGAAGCCGGAGTTGTGGGTCAGGAACGTGTATTTGCCGTCCATGACGTGGGTCTTGAGGACGATGGTGAACAGGCCCTCCAGGGTGATGTACTGGTCGATCATCTTGCCCACGGTCTTGGCCTTCTCGTTGCCGTTCTGATCGCGGTCCACATGAGACATGAGGTACACGATCATGTTGTCGGGCAGGCTGTTGATGATGAAGTCGATCAGATTCCAGTGGGCGTTGGCAATGTCGGTGTACTTCTGATAGCCGGTCTCCTTGGAGCGCCGCATGAAGGCGTTGACCATCAGGTACTGGCTGTCGTCGATCACGATGGACGGGGTCTTGGCCAGCTTCAACGCCCCGATGATCTTGCCGTAGTCGTCGGTGTTGTAGGGCTTGAGGGCGCTGCGGAAGGGCAGCGGTTTCTTGCTGACGTTAATGATGCCGAAGCGGTCCGGGCCGCAGTTGCGCAGGCTGGTGGTCTTGCCGGTGCCGGATTCACCGAGAATCAGAACGGGAAGCGCCATATTACTTGTCCTCCTTTTCATTGGTCGTGACAGGGTTCATGATGCCGAGCATCTTGCGCAGATCACCGACATCCAGGTAGTCGCTGTCGCTGGCCTTCTCCTTCCGCAGGAAGTCCCGCACCATATCCAGGTAGGCGAGGCGGCGGATCATGTCGTTGTACTCCGAGCGGGGGATCGTGACCTCGCGGCCATCACTGATCTTGATGTCGGCACCGATCAACTGCATATCCCTGAGAAGGTCGGCGTGGTTGAAAGGGGCGCGCCCATACTGAGAGGGCTGATGGTTACGGTTCTTCTGCTGATTGTTTTTCATGGGTTTTCCTCCTCTTGCAAATGTCGATGCACTTGTTGCGAGGTGACTTGACCGAATTTCCAATTCGGGCAAGTCAGTTTCGGCTTTGCCGAAACCGCGGATTCCTGAATCGAAGATTCTGGAACCGCGCCTCTTGCTCCACATCGAACATGCCGATGTGGGTCTGTTCCACCGGCAGGCCCATTTCCTCGGCCAGCCATTCATAAGCGGCCCGGCGGGTGAATGCCGATTTTCCGCGCCAGAGCTTGTCGAACGAGGCGTGAGCCAGGCGCTTCATCCTGCGCAGCTCCGCATTCGCCAGCCGCCCCAGCGGTTTGTTGGTTCCACGATGGCAGCCAACCCACGCCTGGCACTCCTTGCAGTACCAGATCGGGCCGTAGCTGCGCCCTTCATACACGATGGCGCTGTCCACGCAGCGGGCGGGTTTTCCGCAGTAGTCACATAAGATCACTCGCCCAATCCTCCTTGATCTGCTCGATCTCCCGCAGGTCGTAGGCGATCTGTAGCTCCATCTGTTCGGCCTGGTCCACCAGGTAGTCGATCAGGGTGCTCATGGCCTTGGTGTCGTAGGTGCTGCTGCCGCAGTAGGCCATGACGTCCACCACGTCCATGTAGTCGTGAGTGTCCACGATCTCCGTGAACCAGCCCGTGCCGCGGCCTCGCCACTGTCGGTCGAAGTCCTCATAGTCACCCTTCCGGATGCACACCTGAATGAAGATGCCCACATCCTTGATGGCCTGCCGGTAGACCTCTTCCTTCGGGATCGGCGGCGCGATCGAGCGTCCGATCTGGCTGCACAGCTCCCAGCACAGGTTGTTGGCCTTGGTGCTTCGCTTCTCGCGGTGGACCTTGATCTCGACGTCCAGCACCTTGCCGTCCAGCTTCTCCAGCTCCTCGGCATGATCGCCGAACAGATCCAACGCAAGGTAGGTTTGGTTGTTGCCGGAGATCGGTTTGAGGCTGTTGATCTGGCCGTTCAGCTTCACCTGGCCTTCACCTCGAACCTGGCGGGCTTGGTGTCGACGGTCACGCAGCCCTCGGGGATGATCTCGCCGGTCTCGCCGAATATGATGCTGCCGTCGGCGGCGGTGGAGAGCTGCTTCTTGACCAGCGCCCACTTCGGGGAAACCTCGGTCTTCAGATAGTCGGTCATCTTGCCGGCCACCAGCCAATCCCGCAGCTTGTCGGGGTCGGGCTTGAAGTCGCTGCTGGGCTTCTTCATCACCAGGCTGCCACTGGGCAGCTCGTACTTCTGCTGGGTCTTGGTCTCCTTCACGGGCACCGTGCCAAAGTACAGAAGAAGCATTGCCCTCAGATTGGCGGTGCGGCCCTCCAGCCGCTTGGCATAGGCTTCCTGCCGCTCCTTATAGCGGTCGATCTCGACCTGGCAGCAGGCGGTGAGGCGTTCGCACTCAGCCTCTTCCTCGGCGATCTTCCGAATGGCCCACTCGGCCTTGGCGTCGCTGTCGATCGTGAAGCGCTGTTCCTCACCGGAATCCACGGCCTCGCCGAATTCGTCGGCGAACTCCTGCATGATCTCCTGGTATTCGTCCATGGTTTACTCTCCTTTCTTGTCGCCCCACGCCTGTCGGCCTGCGGCCTTGGTCGCGGGTTTCGCCCGGCGAGTCCTGCGGATCGCTCGGGCTCAGCACTCGCTTCGCTCGGCGCTTAACGCCGTGGCGTACTGCCACAGCTCGTCTTCGATTTGATACAGCGCCCGCAACTGCCTGGACATGGGGATCGCGGCGTTGGCCTTGATCAGCGCCCGGATGGCCTGTCTCACATGGCGCAGCGCCAGCGTCACGCCCTCCGGGTCGAGACTGTCCGTCCGTGCGTTTCCGGGCGCGTCCAGGCCAACGGCCTGCGCAACACGCTCGTAGATCGGCTTGGTAATGCGCGTCCTTTCTCCGCTCTCATACCGGCTGATCGTCGCCCTGGACAATCCGACCTTCCGGGCAAGCGCGGCCTGGGTAATGCCCTTGCGCTCTCTGGCTGCCTTCAAACGTTTCGCGAAGTCAGTCATTTTTCACCCTCCCTCTGTGCTTCTGTCAGATCCTTCAGGATCAGAGCCTCGATATAGTCCTGCACGGTCTGCCCTGTGGCATGTATGCGCCGTTGCAACGCCCCATACAGCGCGTCTGTGATGCGGCAGGTCAAACGGTTCGGCTTCCTTCGCCGCGGCCTGTGTGGGGCGTTCCTGTCGTCTTCCGCGAAGTGCACCTGCAGGGCCTTCAAGGCGTCCGGTCTCAGCATCGCGCCGGTCTCATGGCCGTGGGCGCACTTGCTGATCAGGCTCTTGTCGCACCGGGGGTATAGGGTCTTCACCACCTCCACCATGTCCATCAGGGGGATGTGCCGCCTGCGAATGAAGTCGGACAGTATCCTGACATCGGTAGGAAGGTGATATGTCATATCCGAAGGATTGACAACCGCGCCGTTTTGCGCTAAGATTGAATCGGGTGCAGTGCCAGTCGCACCCGAATCGCCTTGTGGAAGCTGAGTCTGTTGGCGCGGATCAGCTTCCATTCTGTTTTTCATGGGGTTTCCTCCTTGTCGTCTGTGGTCGTGTCGGCCTCCGCCTCGGCGGCTCGCCGCACATCGCGCTCACGCTTCCAGCGTTCAAACTTCGCCTGATTCTCCGGGACGCTGAAAAAGTTGCGAACGCTGTTGTAGAGGCACTCGGTCAGGTATTCCGCCACCCAAGGCGGGATCAGGTCGGTGTTGATGTGAACCATCTCTGCATCCTGGGGCACTGTGTTTCACCTCCCTTCGATCTCTTCCATGTCCTCGCACTCCCTGAAGCTCTCCTCGGTCACGCCCTGGGCCAGCAGCTCCTTGCCGCGCTTCTCGTACCAGCGCAGCGTGTACAGGTACTGCCGCCGCTGGTACTTGTAGCGCCGCTCCCGCTGCGCCAGCTTCACGGCCTCCGATTCCTTCAGCCGCTCGATCTCCTGCTCCACTTCCTCGTCGGTCAGAAAGTCCTTGGCCATCCGTTATCCCTCCTTCTCAGCGGTTCGCTCCAGCCATACCACCATCCGTGCGTCGCCCTTGAAGGCGGGGCTGATGCGCTTCACGCGGAAGTGCCCGTACATCTGGCACACGTCGCAGAGCATCGCGTCGTCGCCGGGATCAAAGTCGATCCGGGTGTCCACCCGGGGCGTCACCGGGGCGTAGATCGTCATGTGCCGAACCTCGGCGATCTCCAGCAGGTCGTTCAGTGTGATCATGTTGGTGCCTCCTTTCGTGAATTACGTAAGTGTCGTTTACGACACTTCATCTGCAAAAAAAATGGGGGTGGGGTCATCGATATCAAGCAATTTGATTATCGCTTGAATTTCAGACTGCTTAAATTCACTTCTGCCGTTGCATTTTTTTGAGAATGTCGAGCGATCAATCCCCAAATGCTCAGAGATCTGGATAGCTGTAAACCCTTTCCGCTTCATTTCGTATTCCAGGAGTGCTACATTCATGTTTTCACCTCCTTTCATATAAGGTGTCCTAAAGGACACTTTTATACTACAACATATCCCCATGAATGTCAATAGCAAAAGTGGCGATTAGGAAACTTTTTTTCGTGATAGTCAAATAATGTTGCTTTTTGGCCACATATATGATATTATGGAAGCAACACAAAAGAGGTGAGACAAATGACGTTTGGAGAACGAATGAAAGCACTGCGATTACAGCAGGGATTGACGCTTGAAGAAGTTGGAGCCAGAGTAGGCGTAGGTAAATCGACTGTCCGCAAATGGGAAAGTGGACAGATAGCAAACATGAGAAGAGATAAGATAGCCCTTGTAGCAAAAGCGCTGAATACAACTCCCGCGTATCTAATGGGCTGGGAAGAGGATGACGACCAGCCATCGCAGAAAACCGATCCCGACGATCTCTGGACCCTTCGCCAGGAGGAGCGGGAAGACCCGGACCGCAAGGCGCTGTTCATGCTCTCCAAATACGGCTCCGCAAAGGACATTCGCCAGGTCAACGCCCTGATCGACGCCCTCAAGGCCACCAACCCCGATTTCTATGATGGAGATGACCCGGCGTGAACAACAAACTGCCCGATGACTACACCATCCGCATGGTGGATATGCCCATCAGTGTCGGCGGCCGCATCAGCGAGTGCCCGGATGGCCATATCGATATCTACATCAACGCCCGCCTGAGCCAGGACGGCCGGTGCCGGGCCGCTGAACATGAAATGGACCATTGGCGCCATGACGATCTGCTCAACGGCCTGGATATCCAGACCATAGAAACCCGGCACGGGCGAAAGCTGCCGCCGCTTATTCGCGCCAGAGACCTGCTGCCAAAGGCGCAGACGATCACCTCCACGCCCGCGCCGGCCTCCAGCCCTGCCCGCCCCGAAGCCCCGAGGACGCTGACGCCATATCAGTTCCGCGTCCTGATGAACGGCATCGCGGATCTGGATGCCTTCCTGTTCCGCACCCCGGTGGATCCGTTTGATTGACTTTGTTACATCCTGACGCAATCCGTTAGGGAAATCGCAGAACAGGCAAGTTTGGAGGGCAAACTTGCTGAAATCGGAGCGTTTTGTACATTTACACTTGTACGTGAGGGGGCGCGCGCATGATAGATGCTTGCAGAAACAATATTGATGAATTGAGACAAATTTAAGATAACAATGAAAATTATTTACCATTATAGTAAATAAAAATACTTGCCATTTTGGGGGATTATGGTATAATGGAATTGAAGTTTTCGTCAAAAGCACGGAAATTGAAAAAAGCGTGGGACCAGTCTGATTTCCAATCGCTCGTGACAGAATATGACAAGGATACTGCTGAGTGCCTTGCGGATCTACTGAACCTTTTATCATCTTTGAATACCCTGCATGACGTGATGTCGTTTGTTCAGTATCGCCCGCATGCTATAGAAAACGGCAGTGTCCTTTCCTTGTCATTGATCGGTCGCAAGAGGATGAGGGTTAAAACACTGGGAGATAACGGGAAACCGACGAAACGATTGAACTTTAGCTCGAACTGCAGCTTGATCTTGGAGGTTAGTGAGCATTATGGCGATTGAGAATAACATGAATTACGGTTTTGCGCGTCATCCTGGAACCATTCTGGGACGCGAGCTTGATGCCCGTGGAATGACTCATGCTGAGCTTGCTTTACGTGCTGGAACTTCAGAGAAGAACATTTCACAAATCATTAATGGCGTTGCTCCAATCAGTCCAGAGATGGCGATAAAGCTTGAGTATGCGTTAGGGACCCCAGCACACGTTTGGAATAACCTGATGATGAACTATCAGGAAGCATTGCTGCGCGACAAAGCAAGAGAATTGACAAAGATAGAAGAGGAACATGCAGCTAAATTTGACTACTCGAAGATTCGCGAGATATATCCGGAGCTTCCTGATGCTCATAAAAAGGTGGATCGGACAGATGCGCTTCGAAGAATGTTCGGCGTAAGTTCATTGGCCTCAATTTTCGATACAGACAGCAGCAGCTATCTTAAGTTTGCTGCAAGATCCAATGCTTCGGCTACCGGCAAAGTACCTGATAAGTATGCCCTGATTTCTTGGCTACGCGTAGGCGAAATAAAGGCATCGAAATACTCATGCGCACAGTTTGATGCCAAAAAACTCCGTAAGACATTGCCAGAGATCAAAGTGGCCATCAACAACATGGGGATATCTGAAGCATGGAAAAGGATACGAGAGCTTCTTTCTGAATGCGGTGTAAAACTGGTGGCAATACCTTACCTCACCAAGACATACGTCAATGGCGCTGTCAGATGGATCAGTGACAATCCTGTTATCATCATGAGCAATAAAAATGCCTATGCTGATATTTTCTGGTTCTCTTTGATGCATGAGATTTGCCATATCATCAAACATGGGAAAAAGTATGCTTGTATCACGTTCGATAGCACAATCCAATGCTTCGAACGTAGGAAAGAAGAGGACGAAGCGGACGCGTTTGCGGCAGAATTCTTTATCCCTGAAGAAGATTATATTCAGTTTGTTCAGGGATTCCGGCGTGGAGATATCCCTGCCATTTATCAGTTTGCGGAGAAAGAAAAGGTGCCTTACTATATTGTCGCTGGGCGAATGTGCCGCATGAAAGACGGTGTTGAGTATAGCGACGCTATTGCGACTCAACGTCCCAAGGTGAGAATACAGATGCCATAGAAAAATTCTCGTCCGCGTTACCAGCACGAACGAGAATATGCAACCCGAGAGACGCGTAATAGACTCGGCTTTGCTATGCCATTATAGCACAGCCTGGTCTGAAAAGGCAAGGGGTGAAATAATGGCCAGGAAGAAGCCGGAAAGAGCCGAGGGCAACATATGTGTGGTGTACGCCCGGTATTCCAGCCATGCCCAGAACGACGCCAGCATCGAACAGCAGGTCGCGGAGTGCCGTGAGTACGCTGCGGCCCACGATCTCAAGATCAGCGACATATATGCAGATCGTGCAATCTCTGGCCGATCTGATCGGCGCCCGGAATTCCAGAAGATGATACGACATGCGGAGACCGGCAGATTTCAAGTCGTGCTCACCTACAAATCCAACCGTATCGCCAGGAACATGCTGGACGCGCTGCGCTACGAGGAGCGCCTGGAAAAGGCCGGCGTGAAGGTGGTGTACTGCAAGGAGAATTTCGGCGACAACGCCGCCGGCCGCCTGGCACTG